CTTGTTCCATTTGTCTTCTTAAAGCACTTGCTTCTGCTTTAGCTCTAATTCTCTCTTTTTGTTGAGCCATTTTTAATTTTCTATTCAACTGAGATTCCATAGCTCCAGTATTTACTTTACCTAGACCTCCCATTCCCATTTTACTTAACATAGATTGTATATTTCCCATACCTGGCATATTTTTCATTTTATTCATAAGTTCAGATGCTTCTTGAATCATTTCAGATTCTTTAAGTTCACCTGATTTAATTTTTGAATCTAATTTATCACTAACAGTTTTTACTAAACCCATAAGTTTTGTTGGATTTTTAACTAACTTATTAAAAATATCTTTCATGTCTGTTGCTCCTTCAAAATCCATATTTAAATTTGCTGCTGTTTCTTCAGCAATTTCTCTAGCCAATTGACCTAATTTACCATCTAACATTCCGGTTATATGATTATTTATTTCCTCTGCATTTGGTAAATCACTTGGATTTAAACCTTCGCCTAAATTTTCTGCTACATTTGCTCCTTCCGAAATATTAAATAAATCTTGCATTTGGGATAATGTTTCTTGAAGTTTTGTTTTAAATTCATCTTCATTTATAGCTTCAAACAATTTAGCTGTATCACCAAATGCATCTTTATTATCTAATGTACCAACAACAGCAAATAACATTAATTGAAGATATTTCCAAATTGTATCTCTTGTCTTATCGGTAATATCACATTGCCATAAATTCTTAAAATGAATTTTAGGGAAAAACTCGGTATCTACTTCTGATTCTTCTTTAAAAATTTCATCATTTTGATATAAAATATCAAAGAATCTTGGTGGAAGTTTCTTTTTACAAAAATCAAATAAAAGTTTTGTTGATTTTTTTTCTGCTTTTTCATATGCTTTAATTCTATCTTCTTCCTCTTCAATATAATCAAAGTGTTCTTTACTCTTCCACCATTTATCAATAAATGTTATGTATTCAGGGAATGTAGCTTTTAAATCATTTACAAAGTCTCTTATTACTTTTACAAATTCTTCTGGTACTGAATTTTCACTCATATTATTGTATATATTTATTTTTTATTTAAATCAAACTTACATTAAAATATATTTTAAATTATTTATTTAAATTATATTTTTATTCACAAAGTTCTGATAATTTTGTCAAATTTTTAATATACTTCATTACTTTACTTTGATTTTCTGGTCCCATATTTCTAATTGGTTCCCTCAACCGATTAATTGATTCCATAATTTTATCTGAATTTTGGGAATTTGCGACGTCATTTGAATAATCTTTATCCAGAAAAAAACTTATATCTCCTGCTTGTATTTGTTCTCTATACTTATCGGCAATAAATGTTCTCCATATTTTAACAATCATCTTTGGATTTGCCTTTCTAATTGCTACTAAAGCATTTTTGGCAGTTAAAATATCAACATCTTCCGGAAAAACACTCTGTATATCGTTAATAAAATCCAAAAAATGGTCATTAAACGCAGTGAGTATATTTGACATTATTTATTTTTCTATATATCTTTTTAAATTAGTTTTATAAATTATAATATAATACTTTTAATTTTAACTTTTATTTCAATAATTTAATAACTCATGGGGGGTCTATTTCCCGTTATTTTACGGATATCTGCATCTCTTTCTTCTTGCATTTTCTTCAATTTTGCCTCCATTTGTTGATTTGATATGTCTTCTCCCATTTTTTTGGTTCCACGAATTGTTGTATTAAATTCATCTCCTCCAGAATTAATATTTGAAACTTGTCCACTAAATGCTGTATTTAAATCTACATAGTTATGCATTTGTCTCATACCGCCATTACCTTCAGCAGATAATTCATGAACATCTTGATCCAAAAAACTATAATGGTCTGATATAACGTCACCAAACCCACCACCACCAAGTGAAAATGCCATAGGTTCAAGATTATTTTGCGTAGCAATTCTAACTTCTTGTTGTTGTTGTGGTTTTAAATGTTGTAGTATTTGTTCTCCATATAATACTTGATAACCTTGGTTTAATAATAATAAAGCGGGAACCTTAGTTACATTTTCTGGTAATATTATTTTTTGTCCATTTTCTAAAATAATAAATGTTTTATTATTTGAATCCTTTACTCTTTTATCTATACAAATAAAATGAATATCTTTTTGAAGATTTGACTTTGATAAAAGCTGTAAATATTTTTTACAGATTTCACAATATTTACTATAATATAAAATACAACTCATCTTAATATATACTTAGTTAATCAAAAATAATATTTAACTCATTTTTAAAAAAAAATGAATTAAATTATTAATTTAAATATAAAGATATAATAGATATAATGGCTAATCTTTCTGCAATGAATTCTTTTAATACTCCCGATATTTATTCAAGAATAGAACCTCGTGTAGAAATTAATTCAAATCTTAAAGATGATGAATTATTATTTACGTTAAGTAATGTTGACGTTAGTATTGCTAATTCTATTAGAAGAATTATTTTGTCTGAGATACCTATTGTTGTATTTAGAGTTTCTCCAAATGAAAAAAATAAATGTAATATTATTTCTAATACATGTGGTTTAAATAATGAAATTGTAAAACACAGATTGAGTTGTGTCCCTATACATATTAAAGATGTAAATGATTTTCCTTTAAAAAATTATATTATGGAGGTAAATGTTCAAAATAATACAGATACAACTATTTATGTTACTACAAAAGATTTTAATATAAAAGATTTAATATCTGGTAAAAATTTACCTGAAGATAAAATTAGAGAAATATTTCCAGCAAATGATATGACAGGTGATTTTATTGATTTTGTTAGATTAAAACCAAAAGTTGCTGATGAAATTCAAGGAAAAATTATTCATTTAACTTGTGAATTTGATATAGCAACAGCTAAAGAAGATGGTGCATATAATGTTGTGTCAACTTGTTCTTATGGTAATACTATAGATACTGTGACTCAAGAAGCAAAATTACAACAATTAAAACAAAAATGGAAAGATGAAGGTAAAAATGAAAAAGAAATTGAGTTTGAGGCCAAAAATTGGAAATTATTAGAAGGTAAAAGAATATTTAAAAAGGATAGTTTTGATTTTGTTATACAAACTATTGGTATATATACAAATGCTGAGCTTCTTGTAAATGCGTGTAAAATTATGTTAAATAAATTGACAAATTTAGACTCTTTAATTGAAAAAGATGAAATTGAAATAAAAGATTCCGGTACAACTTTGCAAAATTCTTATGACATAATCCTCGATGGAGAAGATTATACACTCGGTAAAGTAATTGAATATTTCTTATATATTAAGTTTTTCATTAAACTTATGACTTATTGTGGTTTTAAAATGTTCCATCCACACGATTCATATAGTGTAATTCGTGTAGCATATAAAGAACCGGTAGAAGTTTCTTCAATTAAAGGTCATTTAAAGGAATCAATAACCGATGCTATTGATGTTTACAATAAACTTAGAAAAGAGTTTCTAAAATCTGTTCCAAGATAAATTTAAAATATTAATTATATAAATTAATTAATATTTATAAAAATATATTATTATTTTTTTTTAAATATTGTTATCGGCTATTATGGTATCAACATTTCTTTTCCTCATTTGATAATTTAAACAATACATTAATAATGTAGGATGCATTTCATTAACATATTTTTGTACAATATTATTTGTTATAAACAAATGTTTATCTTTTAATTCATCAATATAAAGTTTATGTAAATAAAACATATGGGTTCGATATTGTTCAGTATATTCAATTAAAGGTTTTTCTTTTCTTATATAACATGAAATATAGTTTGTAAAAAGTGTGTTGGTAAAAAGATGAACTTGATCTCTAAATTTTGAAAATTCTTGTTTATTTTCCGGATAATATTTTAAAAAATCTTTTACTTTTCCTTCTCTTCTAAGACATAAATATTGATACTGTAATTTTGGTTGATTTCCTCTTAGGCTTCTTACTTGTTCATAAACAGGATTTCTAATTTTTGTTCTTTCTCCTGATGTCTTATTATGAATAACAACACCAACAATATCATAAGATGTATTCATAGAACCAAATTTTTCAATTAATTCACTATAGCGATCAAATGTATAAATAGCTGGAAAATTTACAGAGGTTCCTAATTCATGGAAAAAAACTTTATAATGTGATGAATCTAAATGATTAACAATAATATTATTATCAATATTAATAATTTCATATACTCCTACTAAATATATTTGTGGTTTTGAAAAAGGAACTACTATTCTATTTTCAGGATGCTGAAGAACAAAACTATAGCAAAAATGTTTATCTAACATATTAATATCTAGTTTATTTTCTGTTGCTGCCTCAATAAACATTTGTCTAAATGTTTTAGATGTTGGTGATTTATAAAAACTTGAAGTAGCGCCAACTGTATTTCGCGTTGAAATTTCCCATCCACCAGTAATACCAATGGTTGGATCAAAAAATACATTGATCATAGTTCCCTCAATAAACTCTTCAGCTACAACAAAGTGATTAATCTTATTATGATCAGGGTACTTTTTAAAAAAAGATTCAGCGCTAATTGATTTAGGAGGAGCGAACCCAACGACATTATTAGCACTATTAATAATTACAGAACGACACAAACCATATGTTTGGATTAGATCACTACATAATATATTTTTGTCATACCGAATAACTTTATATGTAGAATTATTAGAACGACACTCAATTTTATTCAATTTTAGTATATTTGAATTACTAGAATCACTCTTGAGTAAATCGGTAAACCCAGGAATAGATGATAAATTATAAGCAGTTTTCATATTTTTAATAATATTATTTATTAAATTGTCTTTAAACTATATTTTATATTGTTTTTTTTACTTAAGTATAAAAATATCTAATATATTTATAGAACAATGTCAAAAGAAGAATTAAAAACACAAGCACAAAATGAAGATATTGAATTAAATCTTCAATTAGGAGATGTAATTCAAATCTTAAACCATGTAAATGAAATACTTAATAATCAGGTATTTATAATTGATTATATTGATAAATCAAAAACATATTTAATAAATACAGATTCACTCGAAAGAATAAAATTAAAAATTACTGAGGATGGAGTTTTAGGTGATGGAAATATTACACAAATTGATATACTTAGTAGAGCTGATACTCCAAGTTATGCTAGACAAAATGGTCTATTACCAGGAAAATGGATAAATATTTATTTTGGTGGAGATTACCCAGTTATTATAACTGGAGAGATTACAAATTTAGAGGAAGATATGATTGAAGTAAAAACTACAGATAATGATTTATTATATTTAAATTTTGATTATAAAGGCTTACCTGAAGATTTACCAATCGAAAATATTGAAATAAGAGATAAACCTGTAGAAATTACTAAAAAAGAAATGGAAGTTGAAATACCTGAGATTCGACCTTCAGTTGAAGAAAAATTAGAAGAAGGAGAAATAGCAATTCCTGAGTTAGAAAAGGAAAAAAGAATGGTTGATGTAGAACAATTACAGATTGTTGTTCCAGTTAAAGATGTAAAGGACCAACTTAGAGAATTTATTGTAAAAGCAGATCAAATTGAATTTGGAGATGAAGAATTAGGTCCTATTACTCAATATATAGATATTGCTGATAAATCACAAAGATACAGTATTGAAGCACAATTAGCTGATTTATTGGATGAACTTCTTTCTACTATTCCCAATAGTGAAAGAACCCCAAGAGTTCTAAATAATATTCATATTATGATTGAACGTTTTAAACAATTGAGAGAAAATTTTTCATATTTAGACCAATATGGAAATGTTGACGGTGCACTTGTTAAGGAAGCAAGTTATAAACCTCTTATGTCATATTTTAAAAAATTTAAACAAAATTTATATTGGATTCTTCCTGTTGTTAAAAATATTAAAAAAGTATACAATGTTGATAATATTGATGAGGAAAATAATGATATTATTAATCTTGATCTTACTGTTGATGTGAAAAATATAAATGAATTAATTTCCAATTACAAATCAAATAATCTTTCTGCTGAAAGTAATAAATATACTGCACTCTACACAGAATTAGCTCCTTATTTTACACCTTTTAATTCAATCGGTGATGAAGAACAAAATAGTATTATAAATGAAATAGAAGTTAATAATAATATTAATACAATAATTGATAACTTAGAAGATATGTATTCATCTATTTTTAGTAATAATATGATAAGAAATAGGCGTTTTGTAATTACAAAATATAATCTTGGTGAAACAAAATTAGATATAACGGATGCCACTTCATCAAAAATGACAACTATTAGAGTTCCAATAACAAAAAATGATTTTATGGCAATAAAATCGTTTTTAACTCTACCTGAACCAACAATTAGATTTTCAAAAATAAATTTGCCAGGAACAGATATATTAATGAGAGCTAATTTAAATCAAGTTTTCTTAAATTATTGGGAACTATTAAAAAAAAATACAAATGTTAGTAGTGTATTTGTTGACTCATTAGGGGAAATAGATTTTGATGAATCAACATATGTAAACGGAATACGAAATTATATTTTAAATATACCTGAAGAAGACTTAAAACCTTATACAAAAATAGAAATTTATAATAGTTTTGCAAGTACAATAATACCAAAGATTCGTGTTATATTTAATTTAATGAAAAAATATATAACAGGTAAACTTTCAATAGTAGAAGTTATATCATATTTAGAGCCTTTTTTAATTTATACTGATGATTTAACGTTTAAACAATATCAAGAAATTGTTTTATTTATTGATGAAAAAATTTCAAACTATAATAAAAATATGATAGAGTTATCAAGAATATTTAAATTATTATCCACGATAAAATCAGCCAATATTCTTAATTCCAAAGCATATTCTATTGTTGAAATTTTAAATAATAGATTAAGAGGTGAAGTATTAGAAACATCATATCAAATCGATTATTCAAATATTATATCTCATAATCAATCTTTAAATGTTACATTTACTGACTCTGAAATATTACGTAAGTTAGTTTTAAAAGATTACTCAAAATTATATACAACAGCACTCGCATATGAAAATATTCCGCTTATGTTTCCCAAAGACGTAAGTGAAATTTTTGGAGTGGAAAAAAATAAGAATGAAAAAACAATTGGTGAAGAAGAAAAAAATGACTCGTGTGAAAATATTATTATTGCTAAATTATATACTTCTCTCGAACAGTTAGAAAATGATAATGATAAAATTATATATTTTGATAAAAATTATGATAAAACAAATTATGGTATTATGGAAGATGAAAAAAATGGTTATGCCAAAGAAGTTATTAATTTAACGCCAGAAAAACTAAAAGAATACATTATAAATGACCAAATTAAAAAAAATAAATTAACTGAGAGCGATGCATTATATCTCACAGAAACACTAATAAATGGAAATAAAATGGTAATTGATGGTCAATATGCTGTTCTTTATAATGAAAACTTGAGTGATTCACCAGAAATAGAAAAAACTGATTTTTATGTTAGAAAAGATAATAAATGGGTTAAAAATAATGATTTAAATAAAAATAAAATTGTAACTGAACAATCATCAATTTTATGTGATTTACAAGAAAAATGTATAAATGTAACAACTAAAAATGAAGATAAATGTGAAAGTACAAAGATAAATGAATTATCTTTACAAAATCAATTACTTAATAATATAATTGATGAATTTGATCAAAAATACAAAGTTTCAAAACAAGAATTTGAAAAAAATATAAAAGAAAATTTCGAATATTTCCTTTCAATCATGCCAATTATTTCAAAAATAGAAACTAATAATTTATTGAAATATAATAATGAAAAATATAAATTAGGTGTAGGAATTAATGATGATATGAAAGAAAAAATAATTTCTCCTTTTGCTGAATTATTAAATATAATTTTAGGTCAAAAAGATTTTATAAAAAAACAAAATGATTTGATAAGATTTGCAGATAAATTTACAAGAGAATTTGTACCTGGAACAAGCGAAAATAACCACTGGTTATATTGTATAAAAACTGGTGTGCCACTTTTACCTTCATTTAAAAAAGAATTGGCAGCTGCTTTTATATTTTCAAATAATCAATCGGTTGAAAGTTCTGCTGGTCGTGTTGTATATTCTTCTGGAACTTATTTAAATACATTAGAGAGATTAAAAGCAACTATTGGTCAATTAAGTGATGATGGAGATTGGTGGACTGATAAATATACTGGTTGGCCAATTTGTCCAGGAGATTTTGATGTTGAAGAGGGATTTGAAGAAGGTTTTAAAGTTTCATCTAGAGCAGTTTTAGAAGAAGATGCTGGAAATAAAATAATGGCTGCCCAAACAGAAAAAACTATTAAATATATAACACAAGAAACAAAAATTATAAATAATTTAATAAATACACTAGCTATTGCCATGGGCATTTCAATTGAAACACAAAAAGAATTTATAATAAATTGTGTTATTGAATCAATAAGAAATACCGTTGAAAGTGAAAGTGATTATAAAGATAAAGTAAAAACAGCAGCACAAAAGGGTAAGAAGTTACCATCATATACAGATTTTTTTAATACATCACTTGTATTTTATACATTTGGTATGTTTTTAATTGGTGTTCAAACATCAATACCTTCCATAAGAACAAGAAAAACTCATCCTGGTTGCGTGCGTTCATTTACTGGATATCCATTTGATGGTCAAGGTGATTTATCAAGTCTAACATATTTAGCTTGTATTGCTTATGATATAAGGGAATCTGGTCAACCTTGGAATGTTTTGAAAAAACTTAATGTCGAAAAAATTCAATCACGTATAAAAGCAGGTATTGATGATTATTTAATTCAATTACCTGAAGTACAAAGAAAATTCTCAGAGAAAACAGAATACTTATTAACAAGACCATCAACTGAAATTTCTGTTGAACATGATATTGCTCAATGGTCAGATTTTCTTCCTCCAATTATTCCATTTAAAATTAAACATTTGGTTAATATATCAGATGAATTTAAAAGAACATTAAAAAATGATTTAAGAAGTGGATTGAAAAACCAGAGAGAAAAAATATTGGTTATTGAATCTAAAATTATCAAATTCTCTCTAGCAATTCAAGAAAGAATTAGAGAAATCGTCAAAAGACATAAAGTAATTCTTCATACAGCAAATAATGAACCGTATCTTGAAAATTCTTGTTGTGATAGTAAAGAAAATGAATCAACAATTGATTATTTTAATAATATTGATAATGATATTTTACAATATAATGATATTGTACTTCGTTTAACTAACATTTTGGATGATATAATAGCAACAACAGAATCACCTTTGCTTTATAGTAATATAAATACAAAAAATATTTATCCATCAATATCAAATACATTTGATGAGAAAACAATATATCTTGCTTTTATATTTTATTGTAAATTTAAATCATTGAGACCTATACCTGAGGATTTATTACCTATCTGTACAAATAAACCAGATGATTTACTTATAAATCAAGCCGATAGTATTGAACGTATTATAACTAAACTAAAAGAAGATGGTAGAAATTATACAAATGAACAATTTTTAAGACTTATCGAATTAGTAAGTAGAGAGAATATAATAAATCTTTTTAATAATAATTCTAATATAAATATTGATAATCCAATAATTTCATCTGTAGCAAAATTATCTGTTTTGTTGGAATCTATTTATGAAGAAAATAATGATAATGAAATTGTTGAACAATCACTAAGAGATTTAATTAAATCAGCAATTAATACATTTGATATAGCATCAGAGAACATAACAAAAGAAGTAAAGGATTTGAATAATTTTTTAATTAAAAGTAATGAAGATATGACTAATGAAATTATAGATTTTGTACAAAAAAATGAAGGAACAAATACAACTAGATCATCATTAAGAAAATTTATAAATACTATTACTAATCTCTCTACGTGGTCATTTGATATGTCAAATAGAAATGAAAATATTAAAATATCAGATGATAAATTGTATACTGTAATAAATTTTTATAAAACATTTATTGATAATTTTGTTAATGTCTTTCCAAATATTATTTTAAATAAGGTTAATTATGAAAATACAATGATTCCAAGTTATTATGGATTTTCTAAAAATCATATGTCAAAATTAAGGCGTTATATAGCAGATTATTTTTCAAAATTAAAACCATTTTATGGTATACCATCTCTATTAAATATTTTAAATCAAATTCAAAAGAATGGAAAAAATTTGGTAAAATTGGCGGAAAATACACCAAGTTTCACAAATATTAAAATTGGTGATAAAGTTTTAAGAGGAGTAATAGATGAAAGAACAAGTAGATATTTATTTGAATATTATCTATTACGAATATTAATTAATTTAATTGAAATGACTGATCAAGATGATATGATTGTAACTGAAATTAAAAATACTGAAGATATTACAGATATATTTTCTGTCGATTATTTACAAGAAACGGAAACTAGAATTGATTTATCATTAACCTCAAGAAATCAAATAGAAACAAGAATTCTTACTGGGAACAAAAAAGAATTAAGACAAAAAGTTGCAGAATTATTAATATCATTTATTGATATTTTAAGAAATGAAAAAGACACAATAGATATTTCGTATGAAGATATACAAGATAGAGTTTTCAAATTAAGGGAAAGAGAGAAAAATATGGTAACCGATAAATTAAAAGGTATGACCGATGAAGGAAGAGAAATAGATACAATACTTAAAATAAATAAATTAGCTGGAACTGATAATGATTATAGTAAAGCACTTAAAAAGGGATTAACTACATATGATGTTGAATTTTATGAAGAAGAACAAAATCTTAGAGATGAAATGGTAAAAGCTGAGAGAATAATAAGAAAAAAAAATAAAGATGCAAATGATGAAAATATTGATATTTTAATTGATGAATATAAAGTACAACAACAAATGAATGAAGAAATAGAAAAAGAAGCATATAATATGGAATTTTTAGGTGAATCCTATTACGATGGTAATTTTGATGGAGTAGATGCACCAGAAGAAGAATATCAAGATTATGCTGAAGAATATTAATATAAGTTATTTAGTTTAGAAAAATATAATTTTAAAAAATAGTTTATAATTATATATTAGATGTATACAACTTATATTAGAGAAAATAAACCATTAGTATCAATCATTTTATTTGTTATTATATTTTCAAGTATTCAAATGATGAAACCTGCTTGTTTTTATAATAAAGATGGAAGTATACGTGAATTTGGTGTTGGATATAGAAATAAAACAATTTTGCCTATTTGGTTATTATCTTTAGTTTTAGGTATATTATGTTATTTAGCTGTTTTATATTATGTTAGTACTCCTAAAATTTTTTAAATAAAAAATATTAAATAATATTTAATATTTTATAAAAACTTAGAAATTATATATACAAATTAAATATGCTTTCTTTAAATAACAAATTTTTAAATGCGAGTGGTTGTTGGTGTTTTAATGAGGAACAAATTGAAAAACTTTATAATTCAAAATTAGGTGGTATAGTTACAAAAACATGTACATTATATCCAAAAGATGGAAATTTAGAACCAACTTATTATAAAAGTAAAAATAATATTCATATCAATAGTAAGGGTTTACCTAATAATGGATATGAATATTATAAAACTTTATATAAAAAATTTAATAGTATTAAACCTTTTATTTTATCAGTTTCATGGGAAAATAATGATAATACAAGTAAACTATTACAAGATTATGATTTGTTTATTCAAAAACCAGAATTAGTTGAATTAAATCTAAGTTGTCCAAATTTAAATCATATTATTCCTTCTTATGATCCATTAATTTTAAATGAAATTTTATCATATTTAAATGATTTAAATTTGAATAATATTAGATTTTCTATAAAATTGTCACCATATTTAGACCATTCTTTATGTAATAAAATTATAGATGTAATTAATAAAAATAATAAAAATAAAATTATAAAATATATTATTTTGTCAAATTCTATTCCTAATTGTATTATGTTAAAAAATAATGAATTTGTTTTATCAAAAAAATATGGAGGATTATCTGGTAAATTAAATAAATATATTTCACTAAGCAATATTTTTTATTTTAAAGATAAAATAGACAAAAATATAGAAATAATAGGTTGTGGAGGTATAGAAGATTTACAAGATGTAAAAGAATATTTAAATAATGGTGCTAGTTATGTTCAATTAGCAAGCTGTTTTTATGATGAAATGAATAATTCACTAGATACCATTAAAATTAATGAGATTGTTGAAAAATATAACAACAATTTGAGTTCATAAATTTTTAATTTAATATTTATTTAATAAAAATGGATCAACTAAATAAATATTCTAATTTAGAACTTGATATACTTATAGAAAAATTAAAATATATAAATGTAATAAATTATGGAGATTTTATTTTAAAATCTGGTATTAGATCTAATTACTATTGTGATTTTAGAATATTAATAAGTTATCCAAATATATTAAAATCTATTTTTAAATTAATTCCTGTTACTTTATATGAAGATGTTGATTTAATATGTGGTGTTTTTTTTGGAGGTATGCCGTTAGCTAACTTAATTTCTTTTGAAAAAAATATCCCTCAAATATTTATTAGAGATGAACAAAAAACATATGGTAAAAAAAAACTAATAGAGGGTATTTATAAGGAAGGTCAAACTGTATTATTAATAGAAGATGTTATAACAACAGGTGAAAGTATGTTAGAAAAAATTAAGATACTAGAAGGATATGGTTTTAAGATAAAATTATTAACAATTTTAAATAGAAATAATAATTTACAAACTTTGAATAATTATATAATAAATTCTATTTTACCATTAAATAAGATAATTAATGGGAATGATAATCAATCAAATTTAAATAAAATTTATAAACTTGCTTTTAAAAAACAATCTAATATCATATTAAGTGTAGATTTAAATAATAGTAGAGATATAATTAACTTAATTGAAGAAACAAAAGATAATATTATTGGGATTAAAATACATAGTGATATTATTAGTGATTTTAATAATTTATTAATATATTTAAAACAAATTAAAGAAGACTTTATAATTATCGAAGATTGTAAAGTTGCTGATATAAGTTTTATTTCAATTCAAAAGGTTATAAATTATACAAATTATGCTGATTATATAACATACCATTGTTTATTGGGAGATGATTTACCAATTACTCTTAAAAAAGAATTTAATAATTTGGGAGTCTTAGGTGTTGTAGAAATGTCTGTAAAAAATTCATTTATTGATATAAATTATATAAATAAAACTGAAAATCAATTAAATTTAATGGATGGTTGTATTATTCAAAAAAATGGATTAAAATTATTTAATAGTAAACTACCTATAACTTTTTCACCTGGAATTTCTTTAAATAATAAACTAGATGATTATAACCAAACTTATAAAAATCCATTAAATGAAAAAGTTGGAGAATTTTGGATTGTAGGTAGAAGTATTTATTTAGAAAAAAATAAAAAAGAAGAAAGTAAAAAATATAAAGATTTTGGTTGGTCTTATTTTGTTAATTTTAATTTATTATAATTAAAATTTTAGTAAAAATTTTTATTATTTTTTACAAAAAAAAATACTTAAAAAAAAAATATCAAATATATAAAATGGACGCATCAGAATCTTCCTTGTTAATTAACACCCAACATTTTCATTATGTAGTGACCAAGTTACGTGAGTTTTTTTTATCAAAAGGGTTTTTGGAATGTCACACACAAAATAGATTATCTATTTTAGCTGCGTGTGAAGATCCATCAACTATACGTACATTTGATTACAATAATAAGGTTTATCCTTTACCACAAACTGGACAAATGTGGCTCGAATACGAATTATTAACTAATCAAACTGTTCCTGGTTATTTTTGTGTTAGCACAAGTTATCGTTATGAGCCTAATCCAGTTCCTGGTAGACATTGTTTAATTTTTCCAATGTTTGAGTTTGAATTAAAAGGAAATATGGATGAATTAGAAAAGTTGGAACGTGAATTATTACAACATTTAGGTTACAATACAAAGTGTGAATTTAAAGAAGGAAATTATTTAGATGTAGCGAAAGAATATAATGTAGACGATGTTAGTCATGAAATTGAAAATAAATTATATGAAGACAAAAGTCCAGTTTTCTTTTTGAAAAATTTTCCTGAATATACTAGCCCATTTTGGAATATGGCACGAAATCAAGAAACTGGCCTAGCAAATAAAATAGATGTTATCTTAAGTGGTATGGAAACTATTGGTAGTGCTGAAAGAAGTTGTGATGTAAATGATATGTTAGAAAGATTTAAGACAATTAGTGATGGTGGTTATGCTCAAATTTTGTACGATAAATTTACACAAGAAAGAGTAGATGGTGAATTAAATGAATTTTTGAAGCATAATTTTATTGTGAGAAGTGGAGGTGGAATTGGTATAACTAGATTAATTAGTTCTATGTTAAAAGAAGGTTTAATTCCTAATTAAATATTGTTACTTATATAAATTTTAATAAATTAATTTTAAAATATATTAAAATTAATTTGATATTTTATAAGTATATGGAAAATAAAATAATTAATAAATATTGGGAACCAATTATTGAAGTAACTAGTTTTGTTGAAAAATTCTGTAAATTTAATATATTTTCAAATATACTTGAAATAGGACCCGGTATAATTCAATTTCCACTAGCAACTAAATTTATAGGATGTAATGAAAAAATCGAAAACTATATAAATATAGATATTGATGTTGATAGATTACCTTTTGAAGATAAAATATTAGATTTTGTCTACTGTAGACACACATTAGAAGATATACAAAATCCAGATTTTGTAATGAGAGAAATAATTAGAGTTTCTAATTCAGGTTATATTGAAACACCATCACCTATGGTTGAAATTACAAAAGGTATTGATGCTTCGTCGTGTTCATCAAATTATTCAGGTTATGTTCATCATAGATATATTGTTTGGAGTGATATAGAAAAATGTGAAATACATTTTTTGCCAAAATATAATACAATTATAGAAAATTTTATACAGTTTAGTGATACTATCAATAAAATGATTATTGATACATTAAATAATTATCCGTTAAGTTGGAATAATTATTTTATTTGGAAGGATAAAACTCCTAAAATAATTATGCATAAAATAGTAGTAAATATTAACTCTGAAAATTTGATTGAAGAGTATTCTAAATTAATTATTGATGCTATAAATACATGTTTTAAAAATAATGATTATTTTTATGAAAATTTCATTAACAAATAAACTATAATTATTATCTACAATTTTTAGATTCAGGTATATATAATGGTTTATATGGTTGTTTATGTTTTGAATTACTATGTTGAATTAAATATTCACGTTGTCTTTGTTTTATAATTTGACATGAATAACTTTCTCTTTGTGATTTTATTAAATTATGTTTAGCTAAATGTTTAGTATTGACCGCATAACTCATGTCAAATAATAAAATACTAAATAGAACTATAATAAACATTTTTATATATAATTATAATTAATTAATTATATTTAAATACAATTCAATTTTATTAAATTTATAAATTAGCCGGTAATTGTATAAGTTGTTGAAGATTTTTCCTTTTCTTCTTTTGCCTTTTGTTCTTGTTCTAAAAATTTTTGATAATTTGCTTCCATAGTTTTTGGATTACTAATACATCCACGGGTTGTTATTTTTAGTTGAACAATTGATGTAAGTAATAATCCAGTATAAATATACCACATTGCTTCACCTACATTATCTCTCGTTACAACTAATTCAAAAAGATCATTTTTAATTTGATTTGATTCAGGACTTTCAATTTGATACTTATCTTTCATCAATGGTTTTAAAATACCCCAATATTGTTCAAAATTACTTGGAACAATTTGATTTATTAATATTGATGTGTTACCACATATTTTTATTATAGCATCAGCAGCAGATTCAAGTGCTTCTTTTCTTTCTGGTGTCATATTTTGTTCTTCTGTTATTTTTTTTTCAATATCTTTATTTATTAATAATTCTGTCAATAATTTATTAGCAGAACTTGAGACATAAAAATAACCAACAACATCAGAAAAAGCACTTTTAAATCCTGGATACACAGTTAAAATAACTACTAATACACCAAATATAAGAACCCAAGGTATAAATGTTAAAACTCCCGCAGCTGCCATATTTTCAGTAATATTACCACCACATTTTGATGATATAATAGATGAATTAACTATAAATTGAATAACTAATACTAATAATACATAAATAGCTAAATACATGTAACTATTGCTTATATATTTTTTATATTCTTCGCTGTTACTATATGAGCTATAAGATAAAGAAGGTTTTAATGCCAGATAATAAAATAATGTTGTTAATAAAAAAGTTACAATATTTAAGTATGAATTTGCCATATAGATATTATGTATAATTTATTTTATAATTTTAACTATAAATAATATGAATTTTGAAGAAAAATTAAACCAGGGATGGGGAATCCCTAAACCAATATTAACAGAACCTGGTGTTAAATATTTTTTAAATCAAGCATTAAAACAATCTCATTTAATAAGGGAAAATTTTCATAATACAATTTTTAATGTAGGAATGTTTATTTTTTTTCTTATTATTTTAGGAGCAATACTTTTTTATAAATATAAAGGTAGATTAAGTCCAGTCGAAGTTGCTCAAAAAAATAAAGAAAAACAACAATATATTCTGCAGAGAATTAAAAATTTTCAAATAGCAAAACAAAGAGCACATCAAGAATTAATTACTGGTCTTCCGCATTGGGAAAATGAATATAATATGATTAATTCACGTCCTAGTATATAAATTAAAATTATTTATTTTATTGAAAAGTTATTATCATAACTTGAATACATTAACTTATTAAAATTAAATTATTAACTATAATATATAATAATGCAGAAAGAAGAATTAACAAGTTTTAATGAAGCCTTAAATCAATATTTTAAACTTAAAAATACATTTGAAACTCAAATAAATATAATTAAAAAAAAAATAATTAATAATCCAACACTTAGTAATAGAGAGAAAAGAGCAGAATATTTAAAAATTATGCCTAAATGTATAAATTGTAAAAGACCATCTAGAAAAGGGACAATTTTTTCAACTTCTTATCATTTAGGTGAAGATGATAGTGAATATTCTTCTTATAGATTAATAAAAGCAAGTTGTGGTGTTTTAGCAGATCCATGTAATTTAGATATTCAAATTAAACTTGACCATATTGAATCACTTGAAACAACATTAGATGAACTTAAAAATGAAATAAAAGATTATAAAAATAAAATAATTAATGATAAAAATAAATTATTATTCGGTATTATTGATACAGAAACCGCAATTGAAAATTTTGAAGAAAATAAGTCATCAATAGAAATCATTACAACAACTTATGAAATTTGCTTAGATAGTTTAAATAAAATAATCGACAATCCTGAGAAGAAAATTGAATTAGATGAATCATTAGTTTTATCCTATAATCTAATTAATGAAATAAAATTATGTATAAAAAAAATGAATGAAAATAATGAATCTAAATATGCCACAGATGCTGCTACAATTTATGTGACAACATTAAAACCTTTATTAGATAAGATTAGACATCTTAAATATAGTGAAAATATGGTATTTCATGATGATGATAATAATACATGTAGATTAATTCAAAACAAGCATAGCATAAATGATTTAAGTACAACTAGTAGTACAGGCAATGAAGTTTTAAAATTTGATATTGGATATCAAGCTAAAAAATCAAAGAAAAAACCATTATTTATTATTGAATCAGATGAAAGTAAACCTGAAAAAGAAGGAAAAGAATTGACTATAAAGATCACTGAGCCTGTTAAACCTAAACCATCTGGTGAATTACCTTCAGATGAACCTATAATAGGTCAAGGTGATGATGGCATTGAATGGAATATAGAAGAATATAAAAATTTATGGTCTAAATTACCTCCAAAATTGAAAGATGCGTTTAAACAAAATATTGAGTGGATGAAAGATTTTATGCATAATTGTGTTAACGCAAAGCAAAGAGAGGGTATACAATATAATGGTTGTAGATTAACGACACCTCCAAATCTAATTATTCCACCTAAAGTACTTCCTGATGGTAAATATGATTTTGGAGTTCCTATTTATAATATAGCATTTAATAAGCAACCAAAAACTCTTCAAGAAACATATTTGACCTTTTATAAAGCAGATCCAAAGACAAAACAAAAGAATTATAAAATGCTTGAAGATGCTATGAATTCTTTAGTGGAAAGAGAAGTTGACTTTGGCAGAGGTTTTTTCTAAACTTATAATATATGCTGTTAAATTACATATCAATACCTATATTTTTAATGAGTTTTGCTATTGGAATATTTTTTATTTATATTTTAGGTCCCGAAACTAAAACAATATATATTTATCCGAGTCCAGAAAATGTAGATAAAATATTATTTAAGGATAAAGCAGAAAATTGTTTTTATTTTAATGAACAAACTGTTGAATGTCCTAAAGATGAATCTTTATTATCTAAAATTCCAATTCAAATATAATAACAAAAAAAGAATTTAATAATATAATATAAATGGGAATATATCTTGATAAATTTGTTCATACAGAAACAGGAAAAATTATTATGTCTATTTTACTTGGATTTGGTTTAGCGTCTTTATTTAGAACAGTATGTAAAAACAATAATTGTCTTGTTTTTCATGCTGCTCCTTTAGACAATTTTAAAGATAAAATATATAAAAATAATGATAAATGTGTTAAATATATTCCAATAGCAACTAAATGTTCTTTAAATGCCAAAGTTGTTACATTTGAATAAATTTTGCGTAATTATTGTAAGCAATCATTCTTTACAATAATTATGAGTGATGCTACAAGTATTTTAGATTTGCCGACTGATCCAGTTGGAGGCGGAAATGTAAGTGGAAATATTACAATAAACGCACAGGATAATCAAGTGCCTCAACAACCGCCTCCAATAAATAATTCCATGTCCCTCGATCAAACCACAATAAGTCAAATTGTAAATGGATTACAACAAGCTACGCTAGCAGGTGTAACTCAATTACCATCTAGGGATATACCAATGACAACTACATCATTAAGTAATGATCCTCAGGTATTACCAAATTATGTTCCTCCTCCACCAAATAATCATGCTGATTATATTAAAAATTATGAACAAACAGCTGATATGGTCAATAACTATAATAGAGGTAAACAAATGAATAATTCTTTAGATGATATGTATAATGAGATTCAAACTCCTTTGTTAATTGCTGTTTTATATTTTTTATTTCAACTTCCATTCTTTAAAAAACTTTTTTATAATTATTTGCCATTTTTATTTTCAAACGACGGTAATTATAACTTAAATGGATTTTTATTTACAAGTGTTTTATTTGGCATATTATTTCATTTTCTAATAAAAACTACTTCATATTTTGGTGCTTTTTGAAAACTATATAATTAAATAATTTAAACATATGATTTTAATTATTAATAATTAAAATAATATATGCCAAATAATAATTTATTTACTTTTATTGATGCAACTAAATCACATGTATTAAGGTTTGTAATGTTTAATCAATTTAAAACAGGTGATCCAATAATAGATACTGTATTAACAACAGTTATTTTAAGTGTATTTAGTTGGTTTATCACATGGATGTATGATAATCATATTGACCGTATTTTTTATAATATATCATTTGATGATATAAAATCATATTTTTATAAAAAAAATTCAATTATAATTGAAGGTAAAAGAAGCTCAACTGTATCGAGTTTTAATACAAATATGAATATAAGTTCAGCATATAGTGATAGATTTAAAGCTTTATGGAATTATATTATTTGTAATATAGATAAAAATAATACAATATACAAAATTAAAGAAACACATAGTAACTGGCAATCTTCAAGACGAAATGATTTTGATAATTGTAGACAAAATTATGATTTATTTATGGTTTATCAAAATAATCATTTTTTAATAGATGAAAATATTTATGTACGAGCAGAAATTGAAATTGAAAATGATAATAATGAAAAGGAAAAATCATCTACAAAAACAGATAAAATAACAATACATTTATATTCATATAAGTATTCACTTTCGTATCTTAAAAAATATATTGATAATATAACTGATAATTATTTAGCTTCGATTAAAAATAATCGTCTTAATAAAAGATTTATTTATTTTCTTGATAAAACTGAAATAAATACTGATGATGAATCAAAATTTAATTGTTGGCGCGAAGATTTATTTGAAAGTGCGAGAACATTTGATAATATATTTTTTGATGGCAAAAATAAAATATTGGAAAAAATTAATTTCTTTCTGCAGAATAAAGATTGGTATTATGAAAAAGGTATACCATATTCATTAGGAATAGGATTACATGGTCCACCAGGAACGGGTAAAACATCATTTATAAAAGCACTTGCAAATTATACAAATAGACATATTATTGTTATATCTTTAAAACTCATAAAAACTAAACAACAATTAGAGACATTCTTTTTTGAAAATACATATAATGATGATAATGAAAATAATTCTATATCATGGAATAAAAAAATATTAGTATTTGAGGATATAGATTGTATAGGTGATATAATATTAGATAGAAATTTGAATCAAAACAAATCAAAAAAAAATAAATTAAATTCAAATAAAGACAATAATAAAACTAGTGATGGCATGAAAATTGGTGAAATACTACAAGCTGTTTGTGAAATGAATGAAACTGGAACAACTACTGTTGTAAATAGTTTAAAAGAACACCCAATTACTTTAGATGATATTTTAAATTTATGGGATGGTATACGAGAGACTCCAGGAAGAATTCTTATCATTTCTTCAAATCATTATGATAAATTAGATCCAGCTTTAATAAGGCCTGGAAGAATTGATATAACACATGAATTAAGCAACGCAAGTCACAATACAATAACAGAAATTTATTTTCATCTATTTGGAAATAAAATAAATAAAACAAAGTTAGAAAACGTCAAAGAGTATTTTTATTCTCCTGCTGAGTTAATTAATATATATGTTAGTAATAAAAATGAAAATGATTTTATGAATAGATTACTTGAAAATAAAAAAATATAAAATAATTTATTTACGTTTGATATTATAATACTATTTTAAATAATATTATAATGATAGATGATTATGTTAATAAACTAATAGAAAATTTACCCGACAATTTAAAAAGTTTACAAAGGCTTGATTTAGTTTTAGATGGAGGAATATTTAATGGTAGTTATTTAGTTGGAGCACTATATTTTTTACGAGAAATGGAGAGAAGAAAATATGTTAAAATAGAAAGAATATCTGGATGTAGTGTAGGTTCTATTGTAGCCTTTTTATTTTTAATTGATTCACTAGATTTGATGCCAAAATTATATGAAAAGGTCAAAGATGAGTTTAAAAATAAACTATCATTAAATGTCATTAAAACTTTAAAAATTCATTTAAAAGATAGAATACCAGACGATATTTGTAAAAAAGTAAACGGTAAATTATTTATTTGTTATAACGATATCAAAAATAATAAAAAAAACGTAAAATCAAATTATAAAAATGTAGATGATATAATAAATACTATAATTAAGTCTTGTTATGTTCCATTTTTAATCGACAATAATTTTTTATATAAAAATAAATATATTGATGGCATAAATGCTCATATATTTAAAATAGAGTCTAATAAAAAAATATTATATATGGATTTAATGGGTTATGATAAATTCATTTATTCATTAAACATTAAAAATGAAAAAAGTAATTTTCATAGAATATTAACGGGATTATTGGATATTCATAGTTTTTACATAAAAAAATCTAATACATCAATGTGTAGCTTTGTAAATGATTGGACATTTATAAATAAAAGCTATTATAATTTTAGATTAATTTTAGAAAAAATAATTATATATTTGTTTACATTATCAATTTATTTAAAAAAATACATACCTGAAGATATTAAGGATAATATTCTATTTCAAATTTTATCAAAAATTACATTTGATATATTTAGTATTATTTTGAATAATTATTTTATTTAATTAAGTTTAAATTATAAATTGTAAATATCAATAGAATTTAAAATGGATTCTATAGATATAACTGATTCTAATTTTTCTTTAAATCTTCCGGATTCAAATGAAGTAATTAATTTGGGTGGTGGTTTTTCTACAGATTATACTATGTATATTTATATTGGAGCAGCCATATTACTCGCAATTATAATTGTTTACATTTATAAATATTTTCAAAATAAAAAAAATCAAAATAATCAACAACTTGATTGTGAAGGTGGATTTTGTACAATGAAAAATATGAATCCATCTCAAGTTTAATATAAAATATTTTTATTTTTTCTTGATTTATTGTTATATGGATTTATAAATTCTCTTTTTTTTGTCTTTTGTTTTTTTGTTTTTGTTTTTTTATTTTTCTTTTCTTGTTTTTTTATTTCTTTATTTGTTTTGATATCATCAGGCCTATAATTTAAAAACCACTCTTCAAATAATTTTTTATCTTTACTAAGTTTTAATTCTTTATATTTTTCTGCTTTTTCAGCTTTCATTTCTTCTACAGATTCTTGATGACCATAACATGATATGCTAAATCGTTTTAATAAACCTTTTTGTGCTAATCTATTTTTTTGTTGTACATCAAATAAAAATTTTGACATACATAAAATTCTATCAATAAATTGATTGTAATATGGTTTATTTGCGTATAAAAATGCTAAATAAAAACTTAACATAGTATCTATTGTTGCTACTTTTACTTTTTTGCCATTCATAATATAAATATTATAACTATGACAACCAATAGGTTTATAAATAAATAAAATAGAATCCTTTCCAACTTTAACTTCATAATGTTCTGGAACAATTTCTCCAACAGCTGACTGTTTAATAATTTTTACGTTTTTTATTCCATTATCATCTAATCGCTCTTTTATAACTTCAGCAGTTGTCTCGGGATTATTTGATAATACATCAAAATCAGCTATATTCTCTATTTTTTTTCTTAAATTTTTAGGCATATATTGAGAATATAGCGTATTTGCAAACCCACCAAAAAAAACAACTCCTTGATTTATTAGTGTATTTTTAACTGTCTCATAAATTTTATCTTCGTTTTCTCTATTTTCCATTTCGCGTTGAAAATCTATATCATTACAGTTTATATCAGTAATAGGATAATTTTTATTTAGAAGAGTTAATCTTTTCAATACTTTTTCCCATCGACTTATATCTCCAGCAGGTCTTGATAATTCCAAATACATTGACATCCTTAAAAAATTAGGAGGAGCATATAAAATACCTCCCACACTTATAGCATCTTTTTTAAGTGCAGAAAATATTTCTTTTGGTAAATATGTAATGTCAGCTACTGCCATATAATTAACAAAAACTTTATAAGTTCCATGATGTTGACCTGATTTTGCCTCAACATCAATAAAACCTTTTTTATAATAAATGTTAGCTAATTCTTTTGCATCTTCTAAAGCGTTTTGAGAAAAAAAATCATAATCGGGAATTTCGACATCTTTATTATAAAATTTATCTTCTTCAGGAAGAATATTATTTATTGCTGTTCCACCATAACAAATTTCCTTTTTTCTCTTAATAAATTCTTCAACAATATCAATGATTTTTTGAACATCAGCTGAATTTACAACACGTTTACCCATTTTTTCTTCAGCTTGATCCACAGCCATACGTAAAATTGCTAATTCACAATCTGCAAATGATAAATCTTTACATAAATTTTTATCTTTTGGCATTCTTATATTATTTAATTAAAATAAAATTAATTAATATATAAAATAGTTATATTGTTATTTTTTTATAAATAACTTTTTACACCATTATTTATAAATTATTTATAAAATTTCTTTTTTGGATAAATAGTTTTACATCCATTACATTGACATTGAGTTTCATTTATAATATGAAATCTTCCCGCTAAATTAGGCAATTTATTTTTTGATGACATACAAACAGGACAATTATAATTAACCGCCTCCATAATATTAGCTGAAGTTGTATTTCCCATAATATATATATATTATTATAAACTTTTTAAATCATTTAAAATTTAAAATTATAATAATCAGCTGATGCTGTTCGTGTAGCATAAGAGTATTGTGGTAATTGTGGTGTTGGTGATGGTACAATAACTGGTTGATATCTAAGATTGGCTGGTTTTAATGCAAACGCATATCCAGCTCTATCATAAAAAGAAGTATTTTCCATTAAGAAATTATCTACGAATTGATATCTCATAGCCACCATTTGGCAACCTGCTGCTCTACACAATAAACCACTAGGATTTGTTGGATTCGATCCTTTGTCTGGAATTACAATTGTCATACTGCGTTTATTATATTCAGTTAATTCATTTATATCAGGGTTATTTTTAATACCATAATATTCATATTCTCTCATAAAAATAGAATTACTTGTTAAATTAACAAATTCTAATAATTCTTTATTTTCCAAAAAAGCCGTATTACTTCTATCAACAATTAGTGCTACTTTATTTTGAAGTTGTAATAAAGGTACATTTCCTAAATTTTTGCCAATAGATTCATAACTATAATTTATACCTAACATAATATCTGTATTTGATTTGAAAATTTTTGCTAAATTTGAATACATACTTTGGTTATTACTTTTAAACCTTAAATGTATAAATAATGGATCAGTAGGATTAGGACATGTTCCTCCGGAAAAAGCATAATTTTTAATGGTATCCATTACATTAGCAAAATTAACGGAGTTAAATGTTTCTTTTACATGATAACTGTCAGAGGTACTGGTTGCTACAACCGGTTGATCATTAACAGAATATATTTCAAAATCAAGACAGCGAACACCATCTTTTAATACAGCCTTGAGATTACATACATTAACAAAATCATTTTTATAAGAACCTCCTGAACAAGCATTATATGCTGTTTTTATATAATAATCAAAAACATTACCGCTACAGTCAGGATCATTCTTAGAAATAGACCTAATATTTCCATTAACACTAGAATATAATGTATTCATATAGTTACATTCTCTTCCATCAAGTTTACTTAAATAAATCATGTAACCAATAAATATAATTAAAATAATAAAAATAAATGCCATAATCATATAACTTTGAAAGTTTTCATCCATATTTTTAATAGCAGCTAAATAATCATTTGAATTTGTAGACATCACTAATATATAATATTATTTTTAATTTTTAGAAATAATGAAATAAAATATGATGAAATAAAGAATTAAAAAATAATGATTATATATACCAGATATGGCAGGTGGCTTAATGAATCTAGTTTCTCAAGGACAACAAAATGTTATATTAAATGGAAATCCTTCAAAGACTTTTTGGAAAGTAACTTACAAAAAATATACAAATTTTGGAAAGCAAAATTTTCGTCTAGATTATGAAGGAACTCCACAACTTAATTTAACGACAGAATCAACATTTACATTTAAAGTAAAAAGATATGCTGATTTACTTATGGATTGCTATATATGTGTAACATTACCTAATATATGGTCTCCTATTTTTCCACCACAAGCATATGAGCAAAGTGATGGTTCGACACTATATTCTGATTGGGCACCTTATGAATTTCAATGGATAAAAAATTTAGGTGCACAAATAATTCAACAAATTACTATTAATTGTGGTAATCAACAACTACAGCAATATTCTGGACAATATATTTTAGCTTCAGCTCAAAGGGATTTTAGTGGCCAAAAATTAGCTTTATTTAATGAAATGATAGGAAATGTACCAGAATTAAATGATCCAGCAAATGTAGAACCACGTGTTAATGCTTATCCAAATGCTTTTTATACAACGAGTGCTGCTGGAGCACAACCATCAATTATGGGAAGAACATTATGGATTCCTTTGGGAGCATGGTTTAATTTGTCAACATATCAAGCATTTCCATTAGTTGCATTACAATATAATGAATTATGGATAAATGTAACATTTAGACCAATAAACCAATGGTTTACAATACGTGATGTTATGGATTATACAAATAATTTTCCAATAATAGCACCAAATTTTAATCAATATTATCAACAATTTTATAGATTTTTACAAACTCCACCAGATGAAGAATTGGGACCAAATTCATACACAGATACAAGAGTAAATTGGTTTGCTGATATAAATTTAAATTGTACATATTCTTTTTTATCTGATGATGAATCAAAAATATTTGCTAAAAATGAACAAAAATATTTAATAAAACAGGTTTATGAGAAATCATTTTATAATATAACCGGACAAAACAGAATAGATTTAGATTCGTTAGGAATGGTAATTAGTTGGATGTTTTATTTTCAACGCAGTGACGTAAATTTAAGAAACCAATGGTCAAATTATACAAATTGGCCTTATGAATATATGCCTCAAGATGTGACTCCAGCATCAACTGCTGGTGATTATCCTAATCCAGATCCAGGTGGTCCCGCTACATTGGGTCCAGGTTTAGAACCAAATGGTGCTTTATCTGGATTGTATTTATCTGGAGTTTATAATCCTCAAAATATAAAATATATATTAGTAGCATTAGGAATATTACTTGATGGACAATATAGAGAAAATATTTTACCATCAGGTGTTTATAATTTTGTAGAAAAATATGTAAGAACAGCAGGATTTGCTCCTCCTGGATTATATTGTTATAATTTTTGTTTAAATACTGATCCTTTTGTAATACAACCATCTGGTGCTATGAATATGAGTAGATTCACAAATATACAGTTTGAATTTACGACTATATCACCTCCAGCAGATCCATATGCACAAGTATTAACAATTTGTGATCCAAATACTGGTGATATAGTAGGAATAAATAAGCCAACATGGAGAATTTATGGGTACAATTATAATATGTATTTAATGGAAGAGAGAGTAAATATGGTAATATTTGTTGGAGGAAATGCTGGTTTATTGTATGCTACTTAAACATATTCTTTAAATATATTTATTAAATAATATATTTAAACTACTTAAAGAAAAACCCTATTTTTACTACAACCATGTAGTATAATCCTAGAAATTTTCAAAAAGTCGTGAAGGTAAAAAAATTTTTTTGCAAATGGAAAAGTATTTTGACTTTTTAAAAATGGACATTTTTGGGAAAAAAAAATGTCCAAAAAAAAAAAGCTTGGATATTTTACCGACTTTGGAATTCATCCTTACCATATTTTAAAATTAGCATGTGGTGACCAAAAAAATAATTTTCATTTTGTTACGATAAAATTTTTATTGATTTCTTTAAAAGGGATTTAGGAACTTTTTATATAGGAACTATATAGGAATGGTTCCTTACGAAGAAAGTTCCAAAAAGTTCCATTGTAAAACATGTAACTATAATACGTCACGAAAAAGTCAATATGAGAGACATTTATTAACAGATAAACATTGTAGGCTACAAAATCCTACATCAAAAAAGTTCCAAATTGACAAAATTTATGAATGTGATTGTGGTAAAGCATATAAGCATTCATCGACATTATATACTCATAAAAAACTTTGTGTTTTTATTGATACTAGTAAAATTACTTCACATAAAATCGAAGATAGTGAGATTAAAATGCTCACAAATTTAGTGTTAGAAGTTGTTAAACAAAACAATGAGACACAAAAACAAAATCAAGAGCTTACTAATAAGATAGTCGAGATATGTAAAGTAAGCAATAATAATACTCTCATTAATAATAACTCAAATAATACTAATAATACTAATAATACTTTTAATCTAAATATGTTTTTAAATGAGACATGTAAAGATGCCATGAATATAATGGATTTTGTTGATTCACTTAAACTTCAGTTATCTGATTTAGAAGAAGTTGGAAAACTTGGATTTGTAGAAGGAATTTCAAACATAATTGTTAAAAATTTAAAAGCTCTAGATGTTACAGAACGTCCTATTCATTGTGCAGATAAAAAGAGAGAAATAATTTATGTAAAAGATGATAATAAATGGGAAAAGGAAAATGACCAAAAATTAAAAATAAGACGTGCTATTAAAAAGGTTGCCTATAAAAATGAAAAATTATTATCTGTTTTTAAAGAAAAACATCCTGGTTGTCACTATAGTGAATCACAATACTCAGATCAATATAGCAAATTAGTTATCGAAGCTTTAGGAGGTAATAACACTAATGATTTTGATAATGAAAACAAAATAATTAGAAGAATAGCGAAAGAAGTAGTTATTAATAAATCTAAAAATTAGATGGCAATGGGCCATCACCTATAAATTCGCCTGTTATACTATACATAGGTGGATATTTTGGCATATATTCAAGTTGATTAGGTTTATAACGTTTATTAAAAAGTTTCTCTCCAGCATTGAATGAAGACATCCATGTATTTACACCAAAATTTGGTTGTGCTGGTTTTCCATACATGTTATTTGTTATTACTCTTTTTTGAGTTCCATAACCACTTGTTAAATTTGAATATTGTGGAGTTACTCCTGTTGTTAATTTTCCAGCATCATTATCACCTGGAATACAGTCTTTTGTTTTTTTTAAAGGAGGCACATATGGTTGACAACCAGGACAATCTATATCGGTAAAACATTGTTGACCAGTAATAGCACATCTTGAAGTTGGCGAACAGAAATTTTTACAACTATATGTTGTTGTTAATGGTAGATCTACTGTATGACTTGTTGAACTATCATATTTTTCATCTATAATATTATTTGTAAAACACTCTACAATATAATCTTGAGATGTTAAATAATGTATAGTTTTGAATATAATTAATAATAAAATAACAGCTATTATTACCAAACTTATTCTTAAGGGACTTAATTTCATATAATAAATTGATATTAAATTTTTCAATGTTAACTATTTAACGAATTATTTTATATCAATTAAATATAAGTAATGTCTGATAATACAAATGATACAAGTGCTATAGATGATAAAAAAATTAAAGATTTATCATCATCTTCGGCAAATTTAACATCAAATATAAGTGGTTTTATGCTTTCATTAATTATAGCAATAATCATTGTTATAGGATATTTTTCAAGTAGTGGCTTAATATTATATTTATGTAAGTTAGCTCAATCAAATATTTTACCAACTGAAACAGATTGTTTTCCATATACAGATAATAATCCAACAATTACTCCAATTAAAACTAATATTTTTACAACATTTACAGATCCTGAAATGTCAATGAAATTAGAATTTCCTTATGATAATTATAATTCTAAAAATAAAGTTCTTGAAATGTTTAGAAAATATAAATATAAACCATCATCAAATTTTTTAGCAAATTATTTTATATCAATTATTGAACAATTAATAAACTTTAATTATTCATCAATAAATACTGTTATGAATGCTTTAAATGCTATACCTGAAATAATTCTTGTAGCTATTGGACCTATAATTGTTGGATTTTTATTTGGTATTATGTTAATAATTAATTTTATTTATACAATTTATTTATGGTTTGTGAATATGTCTTGGTTCTTTAAAACAAATACAAATGATACAGGAGACGGACTACCAAAATGGGAAGACATTTCATTAACCACTCCAGTTGATTGGGGAATAGGTTTTGGTTTAGTTATTTTATTTGTAATTTTATTTTTTATTGGTGGAGGTCTTGTATTATCTGTTTTGCCATTTATAGTATTATTATTCTGTGGTTTAACGAGTCTTATGTATAATAGTTTATTAAATGGAAAAAAAGCAACAGCACTTACAATAATTAAAGAAGTTTTAAAATATTATAAATTAAGTATTGTATCAATTATAAGTTTATTTATTGTTTCATTGGCATTTTCAAAACTTGGCACTGCTCCAGGAATATTTTCTATTATAACAATTGGTTTAATTTATTGGGGTATTATATCAATTGATATATTTAATTCTATTCCCGAAACAAATTTAACACCAGTTGTAAGTTATGAACAGGCAAGTAAAAAATGTAGTATAAATAAATCTAAAGGAGAAGAACATGGATTATTATATAATTTATTATTTGGACAAAAAGGTGGTAATATTACAAAACAATTAAAAAAAATCAATAAAACTTTATTAACAAAATAATTTTAAAATTAATATTACTTAAATAATTAACTATTATTAATTAAGAATGGGTAAAGATAAGAAAAAAATACCGAAATTACCATTTGTTAGCATTTGTACACCAACTTTTAATAGAAGACCATTTATACCCTTTATTATAAAATGTTTTGAGAATCAAACGTATCCAAAAGATAAAATGGAATGGATTATTATTGATGATGGAACAGATAAAATTGAAGATTTAGTTTCTCATATTCCACAAGTAAAATATTTTAAATATGATGAAAAAATGACATTAGGTAAAAAAAGAAATTTATCAAATGAAAAAGCAATTGGAGATATCTTAGTATACATGGACGATGATGATTATTATCCACCTGATAGAGTTAAACATGCTGTAGATACATTACGAACAAGTAAAGCCTTATGTGCTGGTTCAAGTACTATGTTCATTTATTTTAAACATATTGATAAAATGTATCAATTTGGACCATATGGACCTAATCACTCTACAGCAGCTACATTTGCTTTTAAAAAAGAATTATTAAAGGAAACTAAATTTGATGAAGAATCCTCAGTTGCTGAAGAAAGAAAATTCTTAAAAGATTATAAAATACCTTTTGTCCAATTAGAATCAAAAAAATGTATTTTGGTATTTTCACATAATCATAATTCATTTGATAAAAAAGAATTATTAAACCAGTTACCAAATCCAAAAGTTCATGAAACAGATTTGGTTCCTACTGATTTTGTAAAAGAACCTGAAATTCTAAATTTTTTTATGAAAGATATAGATGAATTACTTAACAATTATGAACCTGGTAAACCTGATTATAAACCTGATGTTACAAAACAACTTACTGATATAAAAGTTGATAGAGAAAATAAAGTAAAAGAATACATAAAAAAACAGGAAGAATATAATCAAACTATAAATAAAATAAATATGATTATGAATCCACAATTTACACAACAAAAAATGAATGAACAATCATTAGTTATACAACAATTATTATTTGAAAATAATCAATTAAAAGAACAAGTTAATTATTTGAATAATAAGATAAAACAATTATTAAATGCACAAATAGAAAAACTTAAAGGGGATAAAATAACTTTACCAGAAAAATAATATTTAATAAATGATTTAAAGATAATACAATAATTAAATTATCAAATAAGAAAATGAGCTATGAAAATGATTATAATCCTGCAGATCCTAATGATATTGAAAATGAGGTCAATTTACATAATAATGCTTTAGCTGATGCGCTTAAAACAGATAGAGGCTTAAATTTTGTATATAGAAAGTTTATATCACAAAAAACTGGAAAGCCAAAGAATAAGCGCATATCAGTTTATACAACTAGTGGTGTTGGCAATAGAATAAGGGATGCTGAAACTGGAGAATATTATCCTAATAGGGTTGGTTCAAAGGATGAAGATTTATTTTTTAAGGTTATTTTGGCCACCGGAGAATGTAAAAGTGCGAATGGTTCAAGCACTCTATTTTATATTTCGCCTCAACACTATATGAATCATCTTAATAGCGAAGTTAATCAAGATGTTATTGAAAAGTGGGAACAAAAGCGAAATAATAGATTAGCTGAAATGAAACAGTCAAAAAATAATTAAAAAATAAAAATATGTATTTGTTATATATTTTTATTTTAACATTCTTCACATTCTTCTTCATCATCATCATCTTCGACCTCTTTATCAGCTGTGCCAGTTGCATTTTCTTTTATATATTTTTCAATATATCTATATATTCTATTTATATCTAGTTTACCAATTTCATAATTTTCAAGTAAACTGACAATTTCATTATCTTCATATTTATTTTTTAATTCTATAAAAAAACCAAATAAATCTTTTTTATCCATTCCGAGTTTCTGGCATAATTTTTGAATAAATATTGAATTATTATATTCAGTTGAATATTTTGTTAAAACTTTTGTAAAACGAATTTCATTTGGATTATATTTATTTTTTGTTTTAAATGTGTCGTGATATAATTTATTATTTTTAAATGTTTTTATTAATGAACTCATTTCATTAAATTGCCATATTTGTTTTTGGAATGTTATCCTATCTATATAATCAGCAAAACAAATATTATCAAGTTGTGCTAAATAAAATGGTATTGATTGTTTTTTATCATATTTATCAATAACATCAATTATATTTTCATGCCATAAAAGACCTACACTAGTTCTATCTGTTTCATTCATAATATTATTATGTTCTTCTAATGAATAATAATTGTTTATTAATTTATTTGTAATTTTTTTTGTGTCATCATTATAAGATTTTATTTGAAATATATTTTCTAGATTTTCAATGGTAAAACATTCTGGTTTATTTTTATATAAATTATAAATACTATTAAGTTTTCTTAAATCACCTTGAACATAAATAATTAATTTATTTATAATTTCATTTATTGTATTTGTAAATAATTTATTCGAAATATTCATAATTTGTAGTTGGTTAGGTGTTTTTAGTTCCACAATATTACATACTTTCATAAGTTCTTTTATTTTTTTATCGACACGATAATTGCCTATACAAATTATTGGATTCATTGTTACTTCCTCAAGTTTTTGTTTTTTTGTTTTTTTAGGTCTAATAAGTTTAATTAACGAATTTATTCCACCTTTATCTCCATTATTCATGCCATCTATTTCATCCATTATTATTGCGATCTTTTTTATTTTTTTATTAAAAAGACTCATAATATTTTTATCGGACATATTATGTTTTGTTATATCATCGATAACTGAAGTATTTCTAATATCTCCAGCATCATATTTAATAATATCATAGTCTAATTCTTTTAAAATATTTGTTACAAATGTAGTTTTTCCTGTTCCAGGATCACCATAGACATATATGCCCTTTTTAAATAGAAGATTATTTTTATTTAATTCAAAATCTTTTAAAATTGATTTTATGGAGTTGGCTTGTTCTTCTCTATTAAGTATTTTATTTATATTTAATTGTTCCATTTAATATATTTAATAACTTTTTTTTTATGTAGATTTCTACATAAATCATGTTTAATTAAATAATTATGTAATAATTTTCTGCAATTTTCAGAGTTATTTTCAACACAGTAATACATAATAAAATAAATAGGATTGTTAAAAATCATATTTTTATAGCTATATATTTTTTTTTTAATCCACTTGTGTATATTTTCATTTATTATTTTTACAAAAACAAATGAATTATCTCTTCTAATTATATCACGTACATAGCTCTCATAGTTTTGTATTAATGGTGTTAATAAATTATGATATAAATTGTAATAAAATTTATTTATAAAAACAAGTCTATAATTAGGAATATAATCAAAAATTATATCTTTTATTTCATTTGGTAAATCATTGACTTCTTTTATAACTAACATTATATATATAATAATTAATTTATATTTATAATATTTTAATATTGATTATCTGTTAAAAATAATATATTTTAAGTATTAAGAAGATGTTTGACATGGATTATTAATGCCATATGTTATGCCGTCCCATGAAACACCACAATTTTTAGCCCAAGTATATTTAGCACAATTTCCGTTACTTCCGGTAAATGCTGGTGTATTAAAATTCATTGTTAAATGTTGTTTACCTGATTGTGGGGCACAAGTTCCTAAATCTTTAATATTTGTACATAAAGCATTATTTCCAGAACCATCAATTGTCCAATAGTCAGGACATTGAGCAGTAAGTGGAGGCCATACTTGTGTATCTTTCGCATAAGTAAGAGAGATACCAATAATCACTAAAGCAATAATTAAGATAATTATGGCAGCAAAAAGAACAAATTTTTGAAAACCTTCCATATAAATAAATAAATATAATTTTTTCTATTTACTTATTTTATAAATATGAATAGTATTAATAATGGACGTGTAAATATAAAATCTCCAAATACTTCAGCATTATTTCAAATGTATGATAAAATTCCCGCAAATCAATGTGTAACATACAGAAATGCTACTGAAGGTTTATGGAATGAAACTTCTTTATCTCAAGCATATTTCTCTCAACAAAATATTCAAATGATTCAAAATGGAATCAGAGCAGGTGTTTATGAGAGATCTAATGGACAATATTTAATTGGTCCACAAGATTGCGATTCACTTAAAATTATAATGAGAAGTGTATTTTTACAACATTCTGCGAATCAACCTAATAATATACCTCAACAAATTGCTGAGCTTAATAAAATTGTTTTAAATTATTGTATTCAACAAGTTTATAGTGAAGCCCAGGGATATATGAAATATGTAGATGATGTAAGTACTTTAGTTGTACCTATTGCTCATCCTGTACAGGCTGCTACTGGTGATAGAACATTAGAATTTAAAACTTGGTTTTAAAAAATTTAATAAAAATTACAATAATTTTAAGGGATTTAATATATTAGAATAAATATAAATTAAATATGTTATTCCAACAATTAATTTAAGAACAAGAAGAGAACCTAAAAATTTAGACATTTCTATTTGAGGATTTTTTTCTCTCAATGAAGAAGTAATGGGAAGATAATCATTCTTATCGATTGTTAAAATTAAATTTATAATTGAAGGTTGTAAAACATTCATAACCATTGAATTTAAAAAGTCCTTAATACCAAAACCAATTGCCATAGCAATAGCAAATGTTAAAATAGTAGAAGTTTGTATATTTAAAAAATTAAGAATTTTATCAGTTGTTTCTTGTGATTTGATGTCATTATTTTTTTTACTAGGAATATCTTTATTTTCTGTAGTTTGATTTGAATAAAATTGATAACTAGCTGGATTCGCATTTGGATTTCCAAAATTAATATTTTCAGGAAGTGAACTCATATTTATAATATATATAAATATTTTATAAATATATTAAATACTTATTAGTTACTTACAATATGGATGATAAAATTGTTTTAATATGTGCTACAGGACGCTCAGGGTCTACAACTATGCAACGATTAATAAATACAATACCAAATTCAAACATATGTGGAGAGAATTTTGCTGCTATAAATTCTCTCTTAGAATTCTATAGAAGAATAAAAAAATCAAGTAGTGATAATATTCCTGGACATTTAAATCCATTTAGTTATGATCATTTAATAGCAAATAATATAAAACCTGCTTGGTATAACTCATATAACTTGGCAAATATTGTACATTTAATAAAAATTATGATTATAAATATGTTCAAAAATAAAGAAACAACAAATTTATGGGGTTTCAAAGAAATAAGATATGACTCCGGAGGTATAAATTATATTAAAGATTTTAAGGAATTGTTTCCACAAACAAAAGTTATAATACAAGTTAGAGAGAATATAGAAAATCAAAGTAAAAGTGGATGGTTTAAAGATGATAAAAATGCTATTCCATTTCTTAAAAAAACATCAAAAGAATTGGCTGATTTTGCTGTAAAGAATAAAGATTGGTGTTATCTAACAAGTTTTGAAAGAATGTTTGATAGAAATAATCTTCAAAATTTGTTTTCATTTATAGACTGTAGAGAGAAATATGATGAAAATAAAATTAATGAGGTTCTAAATAATAATATAAAAGATACTTGAATATAGTTATGCTCTCCTTATTAATATTATTTTTCTCTCTAAATCTTTAATAAAAGAGTAAGATGAAATGGCAAAAGTCTATCGTTCATATGAACAAAGTGTTTATATAAGGGAATTAGTCAAAACATACTCATAAGTAAATAAGCATTTAAATAAAAAAAAATAATATATAAAAAAAAATAATATATAAAAAAAAATATATATTTTTTAATTGTTTATATTATTATATATTTATTAATCATTTTCAACAACCAACAGTTGTTTCTTAACGACCTTTTTAACGGATGTTTTTGCTACAACTTTCTTCTTTGGCTTAGCATCTTCACCATTCATTATTCTAGTTCTTTCTTCTTTATACACAATATACTCTTCAGCTAATTTTTCTAATTCACTTAACCACATTTTATTGACTGTTGTTGCTTTGACATTTTCTAATTCGCTTTCCTTATTTCCACGCTCTTTATTAAGTCTTTCGACATTTTCTTCAGTAACGGAGTCCATAGGCATTTTAATAAGATATGTATAGTCTTCATCATCATCAATAATATCATATTCTTTATTTTGTAACATTTGAATAACTTGTTCCTTCTTTTTCCTGCGCAAATCAATTGTACCGTCTAAATTTTCTTTAATATACTTAGCTTTATTTGTAAGCAACATAAGTTCTCTTTCTAAACTTTGAATCATATAATCTTTTCTAGTTTGATATAACTTAAGTCTAACATCATAGTAAGAATCAATAATGTCAGTAACTTTATCAAATTTTTGTAATGTATCATTTGCGTCAAATAGATGCATATTTGTGCTGGTATTAGTGGTATATAATTTAAGTAATTTTTCCAAACCATTACAACAGTGTTCTCCCTTTGCTTTTTCAAGTTCTTCTAATTTGCCTTTCATAAATGTAATAGTAAAATCTACATTAGTATCTCTACTCATATCTTCATAATCTTTAATAATTGCTGGAATTTTATTTTTATCTTTATCTTCACTAGGAGATGCTAATTCTTCAAGTTTTTCCTTAAAATCTTCAGTCCAATATCCAATTGGTAATTCAGTTACTCTAATTTTATCCTGTCCAACTTTTTCATATAATCCTTTAATCAAGAATTTTTCATCACTAATCTTTGTAATTTGTCCTTTGAAACCTTCATAATAAGGAATAAATTCAATATCATCTTCAATATGTCTTAGCTTATTTTGTAAATAATCAATAATTTGTAATGGATTATAACACATAATATCAGTACTAAACCCAGTACCGATGCCCTTAGATCCGTTAACAAGAATCATAGGTATAATTGGAGCATAATATATAGGTTCAACAAATAATCCATCATCATTAAGATATTCAAGAATATTATCATCTGTTTTTTGATAAATTGTTCTGGTAATTCTATTCAATAAAGTAAATATATATCTTTCAGACGCACTATCTTTTCCACCTTGTAATCTAGTGCCAAATTGACCATTAGGAACAAATAAATTAATATTATTAGAACCGACAAAGTTTTGTGCCATTCCAACAATAGCTGCGTTTAGACTTGCTTCACCATGATGATAACCAGATTCTTTAGACGTATATGCTGAAAATTGACCTACTTTAATTTCTTTATTAAGATTCATTTTAAATCCAGCAAACATAATTTTTCTTTGTGATATTTTAAGACCATCCATTAAATTAGGAATACTTCTATCACAATCATATTTTGAGAAATGAATTAATTCGCGATTAATAAACTCTTCATAAGAAACAGATTTTTTACTTGTATCTAAGTAAGCTTCTCTATCATAATACTTCAACCAATCTTTTCTATCATCAGCACGTTTTTTATTAAACACCATATCAATAGCATCATTTGAATCTTTACCACTGAACTCAAATTCAACAATTTTTTTGTTTTCAAAATATTCCCTGAATTCTTTACCCGTACTAGTTCCTAAACCTTTATAATACTTAATATCCCATCCTTTGGTATCATTTTGTTCTTTCCATTCTTCAAATTCTCCTTCATTATAGAAATTTAATTCATTTCCACCTTTTTTAGCCTTCAAGATTGGAGTATTCATAAATCCAATAAAACCAGGAATTTGCACTAATGTAGGCCATTCACAAGCAAATAAATTAATACAAAGTCCTTTAATATGACTACCATCTAAATCTTGATCAGTCATAAATATAACTTTACCATAACGTAAATTTTTATTTACGTCTTCAATATTCAAATATTTTTTACCTGTTGTAAGTCCAAGTATTTGTTTTATTTCAGCAATTTCTTTATTATCAGCAATCTTTTTAATTGGTTCACCTCTAACATTAAGAAGTTTACCTTTTAAAGGATAAACACCAACAATATTACGATCATCAGATGATAACCCAGAAAGAATACCAGCCTTTGCTGAATCTCCTTCACAAAGAATAAGACTACAATCCTTAGATTTTTCTGTTCCTGCCCAGTTAGCATCAGTAAGTTTAGGAATGCCTCTTACTGACTTAGTCTTTGTTCCATCAGTTTTCTTAGCAGCTTTATTTTCTTTTACTTCAGTTAATTGTAAAGCAGCTTCCATTACGCCCATTTTAGCAACCTTTTCTATAAATTTTTCACTAACTTCACATTTAGAACCAAACTTTGATGATGGTGTATTCATATAATCTTTTGTTTGACTATCAAATGCTGGATTCTCAATATCACATCGCAAAAACAATATAAGTTGTTCCTTAATAGAGTTTGGATTCACTTTTGTCTTTTTCTTCTTTTCAATATAATCAACTAATTTTCTAATAATTTGATTTAAAATATATTCAACATGTTTTCCACCCTTAGAAGTATGAATACCATTTACAAAAGATATTTGTACAAATTCAGAAGTTGGTGTTAATCCAACAGCATATTCCCATCTGCCTTCATCACCACTATCCTCATAAACTCTAGTTGCTGTTGATTTATCACCAATATACATATTAATATATTGTTCAAAGTTTTTTATAGGAATAAGTTCACCGTTATATTTTACTTTAATATTTTTATCAGTTACAGCACCAATATCATAAACACGTTTTTTTAATAAGGAAATCATCTCATTAGATAAACCTTGAATACCTAAACGTGAATAATCTGGTTTAAATGTAATTTTTGTATAAGGTTTAGTCTTACATTTTGTGATTGATGGTTTGCATATTTCATCTAAGTTATTTTTATATTCTTGAATATATTTTAATCCTCTTATGTGATCAACTGTTTCAATTCTACCATAGCTAGACCAAATTAAAACAAGTTTAAATCCAAACCCATTTTTACCGCCAACAATTTTCTTTTCTTCTTTATTATAATTTGTTGAAGTTCTAAGATGACCAAATACAAGTTCAGGTATCCAAACACCATCTTTTTGTGCCACATCAATACCATTACCATCATTAATCATTGTAATTGTTCCATCATTTTCAATATTTATATCAATATGTGTAACAAGCAAAGCATTATCTATATTATTATCAACCTTAGTTTTCATGCGAACAACATGATCACGACAATTAACAATACCTTCATCAAATAATTTAAATAAACCAGGAATATAATTAATATTTTTTTCAATAATTTTATCACTATCTTCGTTCATAATCCACATATCAGCATCGATACTTTCAACAGAACCAATATATGTATCTGGATTATCCAGAATATGTTGCTTATCAGTTTTCTGTTGAACATCGAAAAATAATTCGTTATTATTTACGTCGTTAGCGCTCATTGTAAAATACTATATGTTTTTATTTTTAACTATTTTTTATATATCAATTTTATTTAAATTGTTTATTTAAAAATAAAATAGATATTAATAATATTAATATGTACTCCTATAGACAATTTACACCTGGAGGTAGTAAAGATACGTCTCGAATAATAAAATATGTAGCACAATATAATGAATTTTATGGTGACGCTGGTAAAATAAATACATGTTATTGTATTCCAAATAAATTTGATAAAAATACACCAGGTTCAGATTCATCATCAGCAAAAGTTTCTTATGCAACTAGGATAGCTCAAGTAATTCAATCGACTAGAGGTGGTAAAACACAATATGGTAATTTTTATTTAGGTCAACCATTAAATGTAAATTATTTAGGTAGAATACAAGGTATGCCTGGTGGAAGTGGAATGCCACCTATTAATCGTTTTTAATTAATTTGCGTTTTGAAATATTTAAGAAAATAATTATTTTCTCATTAAAGTTTATAATGACTGAACAAACATTTGGTAGCAAAGCTCAAGTTTGGCATGGAAATGCTAAAAAAACTACAGGAGGCCTAACAAAAAGTGATTTAATGAAAAATAAACATGGTCGTATTGTCTCAAAGCGCAAGCACGCAAGAGGAAAAAAGAGTATTAAGCATTTAAGAAAGTTAGGATATATTGCTAAGAAGGGACATTTTACTTTATTTCATAAAGGACATAAAGGAAGTCGTAAAATGAGAGGTGGAACTGGCGCTCCTATGGGAGATGGCTCTCAATTGGGTATGCCACTTGATAGAGCTTTAGTTGCATCAGGTGGTCGTAAAAGTCGTAAGATGAGAGGTGGTATGGCTTATGGTGGTCCTTTATCTCCCCACTCATATGATGGTCAAGGTGTAGGAACATCTGGTGTTGCTCTTCAATTTGTCGCTGGTAATGCTGCTTAAATACATAAAATATAATTAAAATTATGATGTAATTATTTACAATATAATTTATTTTTTAACCTACACCAAATCCAATAATTAAACCAAAACTAATATTTATGAATGCTGTTTGATATATAAGCATCATTAAAGATCTGTTAATTTTATCAAGTTCTCTAGTAATATGTTGTATTTCGTCATTATTAAATGAACATTTTGTTGAAGTATAGTTACCTTCAGTTGAATATTGTTTACATGAAGCAGTCTTAAATTTAAATACTTGTTTAATATTATTATTTACAAACCTTTTAAGCATTATTATAATAAACAATAAATCTTTAAGTATTTATCCAATCAATTTTTATAAATTTTTCATAAACAATATAGTCTACAAACTTGAAGTATAAATATTTTTCAAAATATCTTTTGCTAACAATAAATTTAATAGAGTTTAATGTACAATAATTTTTATAATAAGTATAAATGTCATCAAATGAAACTAATGATAACTTATGTTCTTTTTTAATATGATTTTTTATATAAGATAGTGAATTATTTATATCTGCTACTTTATCCCATAAATTACAAGTTATGTTTAATACAAATTTATCTTCAACAATATCGATATTAGGAAAAAAATATTTTAATATTTTAAGTATATATTCATCAGATAAAATAGTTTTGCTTTTACACCATAATTTAAATAACGAACTTATCTCATCAATCTCTAACTCATTTTCAAAGTCATTTGAATTAACAATTATTATATTTGATTCCCAAAAAGATATAAAATCTTTATAAAAGGGTAAATATTTGCTTGTAATTCCAATAAAAGAATCAGTATCTTTATCATAATTTAAAGATTCAGCTAAAAAATTTTTTAGGGTTGTTGAAAAAATAATATTTGGTAGTCCAATATTAGAGAGAAACTGTTTCCAAACAAAATGTAAATTTTTCCACTCAATTTTATACTCATCTGTAGTTTTTTCAATACATTCACCAATAAATTTATTAATTATTTCATTTTGAGTTATATTTTTAAGTGTATATGAATAGTTTGTTAATTCTTCATCAGAGCAACTATTTAAATAATTATCTGAATTAATATATCTATTTGAATAATGAACAGAAACACATAATAAATTTAGTCCAATTTTTTTAAGAATTTCTCTCCAATAATCATTAGAAAATGTTTCATTTATCTTTATTAATCTAAAATTTTCATAAGAATGATTTTCATGATATTTTGTTATAAAACGACAAGATATATTATCATTTCCAATTGAAGATAGCGCAACAGTTTCTAATTCATTTAAAAGTTGTTTAATTTTTGGTGAAACTAGAAAATTTAATTGGTTATTTTTCTTTAAAATATTATCACCAATAATTGTTAAAAAATATTTTGCTGCTGATTTAGATAAAAATATTGAAGGGTATAAAACATTTAAAATATTTTGAATTGTATCTGTTTCAGGTATTGATGTAAATAGATTTCTCTCTTTTATCTGTTTAATAACATTAATTTTAGTCTTATGTTTCCATTGTAATAGAACTCTATCTTTTGATATTGTTGAGAGAAGTTTATGTATAATATCATCTTCTTTTACAATTAAATAATCTTTACCATTATATTCATAAAAAAAATTATTGTTTGATAAATAATAATAATTATTTTTACTTAAAAAAACTTGCATAAATATTTGTTGTTCTTCACTTAAATAAGTATTAAGATTAATTCGTTTTTCGTAATTTTTAGCTTCATTTTCAAGTGTATTAGATAAATTTAATACAATATGATTATATATTCTTTGAAGCATATAATCATTATCTTTATAAATTTGAAAAAATTTATCAACAGCTTCTACGCATTCATTTTTTTTATCTGTCATATTATTATTACTAATTAATTGTTTTTAAATATATTTAAAAATTTAAATTTAATTTTTTTTATATAATATATGAAAATAAACTTGAGATATTTACCAAAACATTTAACAAGAAAGGATAGGAAAAAACAAGGAAATGAATTAATTAAATCTCGACATCTTTATAAAAAAGGAATTTATTATTCTAGACCAAAAGTATCATCATTTAAATCCAAAAAATCACACTTCATTACACAAGCAGAAAAATTATATAGTGTTGATAAAATTGGTGCAACAGATGAATTAGCAAAGGCAACTGGATGTTCAAAACAAGCTTTAGCAAAAATAATAAATAAAGGTGCTGGTGCATATTATTCATCAGGATCTAGACCAAATCAAACTGCTCAATCTTGGGGTATAGCTCGTTTAGCAAGTTCAATTACTGCCGGAAAAGCAGCAGCTGTTGACTATAAAATTTTAGAAGAAGGATGTAAACCGAATTCTAAAGCATTAACTTTGGCTAAAAGAGCAAAAAGAAAACATGGTCACGGAACACGAAGAGTACCAAAAGTTAAAATTTAAAATATTTTTGCGTTAAAATTTAAATATATTTAAACATAAGTATTTAAAGATTATAAATTTAATTTTACTATAATGTCCGCATTTTCCAATAATTCTAATAAGAATCAGGTAGTTTCATCAACAGATATAAATGTCTTAACAATTAAGACTGTTCAAATCGCACCTTTTAGAACTTTAATGACAGCATTAAAAGATATTTTATTAGAAACAAATATTACTTTTGAACCAGACGGAATGAGGATAATAAATATGGATAAATCTCATACTATTTTAGCTCATTTACATTTAGCTGCTAAAAACTTTGAATTCTATGAATGTAAAAAAGATAAGATTATTATTGGTGTAAATATGTTTCATCTTTTTAAACTAATTAATACAATAGAAAATGATGAAACATTAACTATCTATATTGAAAATACTGATTATGTTGATGGTATTGTATCTTATTTAAGTTTAAAATATGAAAATGGAGGTATTAAACAATGTAAAACACAAAAACTTAGATTAATTGAGCCAGAACCAGAAGAACTACAATATCCTGATGTTCCATTTTCATCAATTATTAATCTTCCATCAGGTGATTTTCAAAAAATAATTCGTGATTTATCATGTATCTCAGATAAACTTGAAATTAAATCAGTTGGTAATGAGCTTATTTTTAAATGTTCTGGTCAATTTGCTTCAGCAGAAATACATCGAGCAGAATCTGATGGTTCAATGTCATTTACATTAAAGCAGGATTCTTCTAAAATTATTCAAGGAGAATTTTCTCTTAAAAACCTTGGATATTTTATTAAATGTACAAACTTATGTCCTCAAATTGAAATGTATTTGGAAAATGATTTGCCTCTTGTTGTTAAGTATAATGTTGCTAGTTTAGGTGAAATAAAACTTTGCCTCGCGCAGTTACCCTCATCATAAATCGTAATAAATATTTATTATAATTTAAATATAATCATTTATATAAAAATTAGGTTTTAAAGGTATCAAATTTTAATACTTTATATTATTTAATACAATTTACAATTAAATAATATTTTTATTATTATATAATATAAATGTCAAGGTATTATTTGAATTATTCACAATATTTAGGTGCACAGAAATGTTGCGATATTAAAACACAAGGACCACAAGGAGCACAAGGTACACAGGGAGATGGTCCTATAGGTCCTCGTGGTTATACGGGACCGGCAGGAGCAACAGGTGCTCAAGGAGCTACAGGTAGAGGATGTAGAGGAGCAACTGGAGAAAAAGGTTCTCAAGGTGAAACAGGAGAACCTGGAACTATTGGAGCAACTGGTCTTAACGGATATACTGGACCTACTGGTCCTCAAGGATATCAGGGAGATACAGGAGTTACAGGTGCTATAGGAGCTGCCGGCACAACCGGTGAAGTTGGAGCTACAGGCGCAACCGGTGAAGTTGGAGCTACCGGCGCAACCGGTGAAGTTGGAGCTACTGGAGCCACTGGATCAATTGGTGCTACTGGTGCAACTGGAGAAGTTGGAGCTACAGGCGCAACTGGTGAAGTCGGTGCTACAGGAGCCACTGGAGCAATTGGTGCAACAGGAGAAGTTGGAGCTACTGGGGCAACTGGAGCAATTGGTGCTACTGGGGCAATAGGAGAAGTTGGAGCAACTGGAGCTACTGGACCTATTGGACCACAAGGACCAAATGGAGGAGTTGGTTTAGTATTGTATTATAATGCTAATGAGACTTTTGATCCTTTAGATAGTCCACCTGTTCCTACAGGAGACGAACCATATTATCCTCTTCAAGTCACACCAAAAGATAATGAAATTATAATTGGTTATCCTAGTAGTTCTTATATGAATTGGAGATTAGATCCTTATGTTGGTCTTGGAGGTGTACCTGATTATTTTTCTATTGAAGGAGGTGTATATACAAGTATAATATATGCTTCAAGTGCGAGTGGTACAGGACAATTACAAATAACTAATATTAAAGATGCTACAGGTACTTCGTTTGCTACAAATAGTAATATTGTAAACATAACATCAACAACCCAAGTACCCTATACTTTTTATGGAACTATTAATAATGGACCATTTTATTTCGATCCTGTTATAAATAATTTTATTGATTTAAGTTTTAATATTACTAATGATGTTACAATGTATTTTCAATATTTAGATCCTGTAAATTATTATAGTTTTATAACTTTTAATACTCCAATATATGGAGCAATTGGAGCTACAGGAGCAACAGGTTCTAGAGGATCAACTGGGCAAATTGGAGCCACTGGTTCTACAGGGGCCGCTGGAGCAGTTGGTGCAACAGGAGTAGCTGGTCCCGCAGGTCCAGCAGGAGGAGCAGGTCTTGTATTATATTATAATTATGATATTACACCAACTGAACCTCTTCCATCTGGTTATGAACCATTACAAAGAACAATTGTCTTAAGTGGAGCAGAAACTGCTATATATGCTGGTAATAATTCCCAAGATTGGAGATTAGACCCTTATTTCCAATTTGATTTTGAAATTGTAGGAGGCACATATGAAAGTATAATTTATGCTAGAATGGATGGTGTTGGTACAGCAACACTTCAAATTACAAATGTTGAGGATGAAACAGGAACTTCATTAGCATTTGACAGTACAATTGTTACTATAAATGGTACTTCATTTGCTCCTTATGAAGTAAAAGGAGTAGTAAAACCTGGACCTTTTGTTTTTAATACAACAACAAATAGATATATAGATCTATCATTTAATATTGTAAACAGTAGTGGTAGTAATTTAGAAATTCAATATAAAGATACCTCTCAATACAGTTATTTAAGTTTACAGGTTCCAATTATTGTAGTAGGAGCAACAGGAGCACAAGGTAATAATGGTGCTACAGGTGCTACCGGAGCTTTTGGAGCAACTGGAGCAACAGGGGAAATAGGTGCAACCGGAGCAACCGGAGCTATCGGAGCAACAGGAGTTACAGGGCCTATTGGTTTAAGAGGAGTTACAGGTGAAAGAGGAAGAACAGGAGCAACTGGAGCAATAGGAGCAACAGGGGCTACAGGAGCAATTGGTGCAACCGGAGCAACTGGAGAAAGAGGAGCTACTGGAGCAACAGGAGAAAGAGGAGCAACTGGAGCAACAGGAGAAATTGGACATACTGGAGCAACTGGAGAAAGAGGAGCAACTGGAGCAACAGGAGAAATTGGACATACTGGAGCAACTGGAGAAAGAGGAGCAACTGGAGCAACAGGAGAAATTGGACATACAGGAGCAACGGGAGAAAGAGGAGCAACTGGAGCAACAGGAGAAATTGGACATACTGGAGCAACTGGAGAAAGAGGAGCAACTGGAGCAACAGGAGAAATTGGACATACAGGAGCAACTGGAGAAAGAGGAGCAACTGGAGCAACAGGAGAAATTGGACATACAGGAGCAACGGGAGAAAGAGGAGCAACTGGAGCAACAGGAGAAATTGGACATACTGGAGCAACAGGAGAACGAGGAGCAACTGGAGAAAGAGGCGAAACAGGATCAACAGGAGAAAAAGGAGAAAGAGGAGAAACTGGTGCAACCGGAGAAAGAGGTCATACTGGTGTAACTGGAGAGAGAGGAGAAATTGGACATACAGGAGCAACAGGAGAACGAGGTGAAAAAGGTGAAACTGGAGAAAGAGGTCATACTGGAGCAACGGGAGAACGAGGTCATACAGGAGCAACAGGAGAACGAGGTGAAAGAGGTGAAACTGGAGAAAGAGGAGCAACTGGAGAAAGAGGTGAAACTGGAGAAAGAGGTCATACTGGAGTTACTGGACCTATTGGCGCTCAAGGTGCTACAGGAGTTCTTCCATTTGTTGATACAAATAGAGCTGGATATACAGGATTAGGTTATACTGGTGATATGTTAATTTACGGTAATTTATATGTATCTGGAGTTATGGATCCAATTAAAGTTACGGTTCAAAAAGGTGATAAAATTATTAAACTAGATACTGATATACCCAGTCCTGAAATAACAATTGATGATGGAACAACTGATGGTGCATTAAAAATTATAGGAAATAATATTGAAGTATCTACTAATAATGCTGGTAATACTGCTAATTTAATTCTAAATCCTCAAAACGATATTGATGTTAATTCCAAAAATATTATACAAGCAAAATTATTACAAGGTAAGACAAATGAAAATTTACAAGTTGAATCTTTAGGAACTGGTATTTTGAATATAACAAGTGCTAAGCGTATCGATTTAACAAGTACCGATGGTATAAAATCAACAGCCGCATCTTTTACATATCCACATACATATTCAACGACGCATAATTCAACATTAGGTATAACATCCACATACGCAAGAACATGTAATTTCAATGGAGGTACAATAGGTGATCCAGGAATAATAAATTTACCTGAAGTTACTGCTTCAAATGTTGGTTTACAATTTTTAATTACAAATGTCAACGCAGATTTACTTCAAGTAACTGCTAATGGTTCACAAACTATTGTATCTACATTTGGTCCTATTGATGAAACTTTATTTTTCATTGGCTCCGCTATTAACCCAAGAGAACTTTTACAATATCATAGTCATGTTTTTACAGCAATTCAAATTGGAGCATCTATATATGGCTGGAGTATGACTTAAATAAAAAATATAAGTATTTTATATTTTACTTGATCATAAAATATAAAAAAATATATAATAAATTTTTAATTATTATTATTAAATTAATACTATTAATTATTTAATATTCGGGAGTATGCTTTTTAAATAAACATCCTTGTGCCTGAAGACCCTTTATTGCATTTACAACAGCAGGATTTTGATGATCACAATTTTTCATCCAAATTTTAATAATACAGAAATTTTTTTTAGGTGATATTGTTATCCCAGTAACAGAATCAAAGAAACTAACTCTATTACTTACTGACCCTCCAGTAACAGAATATGTCAACTCTCTCCATGCTACAGCAACATTTTTATTTAAAACTTTATATGAAAAACACCCTCCGTCTCTATTTTTAGGGTCTTCCCACATAGGCGTAATACCTTTTCTCATCATAAACAACATACAATTTTCAACAAGTGTGGATGGCAATGATTCTGTGACAGCAATAGTCTCCTCAATAGTTGTAAAAGTATAAATAGGTATATAACTTTTTAAACTCCAATCTGTATTATGAGGTAAATGTGCCCATAAAGTCCACCTATCAGATAGTTTATGAAATGAATCCATATTTGAACTAGAAGTTGCTGTTTCCATTGTATCTGTATGCTGGGATAACATTATATTATTTATTCTCAATTTTTTTTTAAATTGTTTTAAATTAATATATATACATTTTAATTATTACTGTTGTTTAATTGTGGTATATAATCATTTTTACGTAGTGTTATGCTTTCATTCATATCTGTGAAATTCATTTGAAAAGTCTCAACGTTATGGTCTATAATTTTAATGCTAAAATTTGTTTTATTAATTTCTAATTCATTAATATTTAAATAATTAACTAAATAATACATAAAAAATTTCTTGGTAAATTTATTTCCAACTAAATAAAAATTATAATTATCTCTTTTTAAGTCAATCTTATGAATTTTCTCCCCAGCTTTAATTTCAATAAGCATAAATTTAATATCAGAACAATCAGCTTTAGTTATCGGTTCATTTATATCATAAATAATTTTTTTATTAAAATATTTTTTATCATCACATAACCAAGAATAAACAGCAAAATCAATATTTTTTTTATCATTTTCATCCATTAAAATTTTACCATCCTTAAAAAATTGTGTCATCTCCATAAGATTTGAATTATCACAAGGTTTCATAAGAATTTCTAATTCATTTTTTATTTTAAGTAGATTTGGATTTGATTTAATATAATTATTAATTTTATTATTAAACTTAAAAAAATAGATTTGTAATTTACTGTAAAAATATAATGTATTAAATGAAATGACAGTTAGAAATGCTTTAAATTCTTGTGGAAATCTTCTCTCTAATACATCAGCAAAAAATATACAAACTAAAATTGATTTTAAAAAAGATATCATTTATAATAATTAAAATAATATCTATTTAAATTGTTTTTATATCTAACTTTGATAAGCTGGACTACTTGATCCACTTGGAATAAAAATAACATTATTATTTTTTATGATATCATTTGCTTTTGGATTTGGTACAATAATATTTGGCGATTGATAATAAACGGGATTTACAGACGAATTATATTCTGGATCATAAACTATTATATTTCCTAAAGCATCTATGCTAATACCATCTCCACATTTAGTTTTATTTTTATCACATTCATAGTTTAAAGTACCTGAAGTTGCATCTAAACCAAATATATATATTAATAAACCGACTATAATAGACATTAAAATAAATGGAATGAAAACAATCAACCAAGCCACAACACTTAATCCTTTTTCACATAATATATTTAATAAAAGTGTAACCATAATTGTTACGATAACTTTGGTAAAAGCAGTATTGTTAAGACCCTTAAATATATCTATAAGTATTTGAGTAATTGAGAATATTAAATATATAATTGCTGGAGCACATAAATTTATCATTTTATAATATAATTATATTTTAATTTTCATCTTCATAAAAATACGCATCTCCGTCTTTCAAATAACCAATTTTCTCACCTTGTTCACCTTCTTCAGTTAATTTCCAAATAAATCCATTTTGGTCGTCATTTGTACAATAAGTTTTATCGTCTATTTCAATTTCAAATAGTTCTTCATCATCTTCATCATCTTGTTCTTCTTGTTTTGTTTCTGTTTCAATACTTGCTTCCTCTTTAGAATCTTCAGTCTCATCTTCAGCTTCATTTTCAGCTTCATTTTCAGCATCATTTTTAGTCTCATTTTTAGCCTCATTTTCAGCTTCATTTTCAGCTTCATTTTCATCTTCAGGTTCATTTTCAGCATCATTTTCAGCATCATTTTCAGCATCATTTTCAGCTTCAGCTTCATTTTCATCTTCATTTTCATCCTCATCTTCAGCTTCATTTTCATCTTCGTCTTCGTCTTCATCTTCATCTTCATCTTCATCTTCATCTTCATCTTCATCTTCATCTTCATCTTCATCTTCAACTTCATCTTCAACTTCATCTTCTACGTTTTTAACAATTTCTTCAACTATAGGTACATTTACTTCTTGTTGAATTTGGTCTTCGTGATCACTTATCATCTCTACTTCTGTATTTTCAATGTAATCTGGTTTAGTTTTATCCATTAAATGTTCTTTATGTTCAACAAGTTCTTCTCCAACTGATAATTCTTCATCTTCCTCTTCCTCTATTTTTTCTTTATCAGGTACTTTTTTATTTTCAAATTCATTTGCATTTAAAATAATTTTAGAGCATGTAATTAATGCTGGATTAACATCATCTTCAACTGATTCATCAAGTTTATTCTCTGTTGTTTCTTCAATTGCTTGTTTATTTTCTTCATTCTTTTCTTCTATATGAATTTTAATATTTTCATTTTCACTTGTTATAATTACTGAAGACTTTTCAATATTATTTGGACAAGAGTTAGTATCATGTTTTTGTTCATAATTTTTAAATTTTTTAATATCATTATCCATTATTACAACTTTATTTAATAATTTATCTAAAATAGGTAAAATTTGTTCATACTTATTTTCCATTTTATTGATCTTATCATTCATAGAATCAATTGTAGTGGTTAATTCTTGAAAATAATCATAATTTTTCTTTTTTATATTCGAAGAATGCAGATTTGACTGCTTATCTTCGTCTGTTTCATATTCTTTATCTGTTTCATTATTATAATGACCTAAACGATCTCTTAAGGAATATGATTTATTTTTGCCTAATGGGTTATTTATGATGTTTTTAATTTGTTCATGAGAATTCTCTAATAAATAATATCTATCCATAAAATCAGAAAGAATTGACTGTAATCCATTTTGAATTACATTTTCAATTTCAATAACTAATGAATTAATATTAAATTGATTTGTTTTATTAGACATTGTATGTATAATTTAATATATAACTATTCGTTTAATATGATTTAAAAAATAATTTATCTATTTCATATATGGATAATATATCCTTAGTTGAGACAGACCAAATTGATACAAAAGTTCAGTTAATTTTAAGACAGACAAATTATACTGATGACATTGCTAGAGAGAAATTAGGACAATTTAATTTTGATGAAATGGTAGTAATTAGAGATTATTTTGGAATTACTGAAAAAAAGTCACTACCTATTAAATCTGTAAATCAAGCAATTTATAAACAATTAAGAGGACATTTGGATGGAGCTATGAAAGATTATCGTGATAGAGTGAATAAAGGTGAAGCCAAAAAAATAGTTTAAAGATAAAAAAAAATTGTAATTCTTGAATTTATATTTAAACCATTTAAATATAAAAATTAAAAAAAAATTATGACTACAAAAGTAAGAAGGACAATATCTATTCAGGTATTCTCAGATATTCATATTGAATTATGGAATAAAATACCTGAAATTCCAGTAAGAGCAAAGTATTTATTTTTGGCAGGAGATATTTGTTATTATAATCATCCATTATTCTTTCCATTTTTAGACTATTGTTCTTTGAATTGGTCAAAGGTTTTTTATATTCCGGGAAATCATGAATACTATATTAAAAAGAAAAATTACAATGAACTGGAATTTGAATATAAATATAAAATTGGAGAAAGATATAAAAATGTTTATTATTTAAATAATAATTTTGTCACTTTAGATGAAGAAAATATAAATATATATGGTTCAACATTTTGGACAATTCCTCCATTTACTTCAACATATCAAGCAAAAAATTATATAAATGATTATAATATTATATCATATTTTAAAAAAAGTGCTGATAAAGTTGTCGATTTAGATATTACATATGTAAGTGAATTAGCAAATGAATCTTTTAATAGTTTACAAAATTATTTAAATGAAACCAATATGAAAACAATAATAATGACACATTTTCCTCCACATACAACTGGTACATCACATCCCAAATACTTTACAGAAAAAAAAACAATAAAGTCATATTTTGCTTGGCCAGATATAACATTACAAAGTTTTAGATTAGATAATGTATTAACATGGATTAGTGGTCATACACATTGGTCATATGATTTTTATCAAAATAACATAAGGTTATTAAGTAATCAATTGGGTTATAAAAATGAAGTTGGACATACAGGATTAGATGAAAATGGATTATTTGAAATTAATGTTTCCTAAATTTTTTATTTTTATGTATCTTAGTTAATGGCTTGATTTGAGGAATAGGAATAGCGCTAAAAACATTAGAACTTGGTAACATATTAGGAGATGAATATATCATAGTATTAATTCTAGATAAATAGTCAACAAAAATAACAATTAAAATACTGAATAATAATAATAATAAACCGATAATATTTTCTTTAACATAAGTAATTAAAGAATAAATTGAAAATGGTTCATCATTTATAATTTCATAAACATCACTGTTATACATATTATAAATAAATATAATAATATAGCTATAAAAAAAAACTATATTACTATATAAATTAATGTGTTAAACCAAAACGCTCATTCAATATATTATTCTTAGTTTGTTTTTTCTGCATACGTTTCTTAATTTGATATTTATTAGATGGTATAATTTTATTATTTATTATAAAGTCATCGTTATCTTCATGAAGTTCTGGCATAATTCTTGTGAGAGGTTTATCAACAACTAAAAATAAACGTTCATTTCTAAGCAATGCTCTATATTCTTGAATGCTTAAATTTCCATAGTATTTTTCTAACATATAATAGGGATTTGGTGCTGGTTTAATATTTTTGTTATAGTCATAAATTTTTCCGTAAATACTATTTAATAAATAATATCTTTCAAATTTGGTTGAGCTATCAATAGGTTCATTCATCAAATGAGCAACAGCACATTCCGGACTGCAAAAACAACCATAAACATGATAGCTATTATTCATAAAATATTTTGGAATATAAATAGGTGGATTGTCAAATTCACATGTATCCCAAAAACAAGCTGATTTCCTATTACTAATATTATTAATATGCATATAATGTTCAAGAATTTTTAATTTCTTCCAAATATCTCTTATATCATTATCTTTTTTGCTTGATTCTTGATCAAAATCAGTATCTAATTCAATTTCATAGTCAATTAACTTTGAAGATTGTTCTACAATTTCATTAAAATTAATATTTTCATTATTAAGTGAATCATATGTTAAATTAGACTGATTATTATTAGAAAAAGAAAATCCTTCAAGTGAAGAACCAAATAAATTATTTGAGGTTAAATCTTTAAGTGAACATTTTAAATGTAATATAACATTAGGTTTTAATTCTTTTATATTATTTAAAGGAGTTATTTGTTGTATAATTTTACCACCTTTTGGTTTTCTACCACGTTTTTTACCGATTTGTTTTTCGGTTTGAGACAAAAGATTATTTTTGCTATCATCATCATCATCACTTTTAATAATTTCATCAATTATAATATTATCATCATTAAGTGAATTATTTTCTTCAACAGTAACAGTTATATTATTAGAATTTTCATTTAAAAAATGTTTTTGTGATTCAACTGATGGTAGCTTTACTTCAACCAAAGGTAGCTTTGCTTCAACTAAAGGTAGCTTTGCTTCAACAATAGAATTGTTAGTATTATTTTGAGTAATTTCATTTTGATTTGTTTGTTTTTCACCTTGTTCAAGTTCTTTTTTAGATTTTCTTCCTCTTTTTTTAATTCCAGTCATTTGACCATTAACTACATCTACTGTTTTTTTTGTCATTTAAATCTATAATTAAATATTAATTTAAGATTTAAATAGTTTTAATATATATTTATCCAATATATATTAAAATTTTACTCATATTTTTTTTCATAACATAATCTACAGACAGGAATATAATTATTAGCACCAACAACAGTTTGTTCTTTTTCGTCAGTTAAACGCATTGAAAATACTCCCTTGTTACCATTTTTACATAAAGAACAAAGTGAAGTTAATTTATAAACTTTATCGCATATGGGAATTAAATCAAGAATTTGACCGAATTTTTTTCTCTCAAAATCTCCATCTAGACCACATATATATATTTTTTTATTATTTTTTAACAATAAATTAACAAACTGAACAAGATCAGTAAAGAATTGTCCTTCATTTATTAAGATAACTTTACTCATACCAATTTTAAATTTGTCTTTAATTCTAAAAATACCAGGAAGTGCTTCTTCCAAATTAATTTTTTCATTAACCCATAAATCCATCAATTTATCAGTTTTAATACAAGGTATTTTAACTTGATCATGTGTTGATAATAATTCTTCATCGTATCGATTATCAATAGAATGATTTATAACAGCTACAGGAATATTACAAAAATTACACTGATTATAAATTTCAACCAAACGTGATGTTTTACCGGAAAACATAGGTCCCAAAATAATTTCGAGATAACTTGATTTATCAGTAGATGTCATTAAATCTTTATTCATAAAATATTTAATATATATTTAATTCAATTTTTAAATTTATTAAAAAATTAATTAATTAAAGTATAAAGAAATAAAATAAATATAAGTAAATGAATATAAGTAAAGAATTTATTCCTTTTGTTGAAAAATATAGACCAACTTTATTTGATGATATAGTTTTAGATCCCTTAAATAGACAAATTTTAAAAAATATAATTGAATCATCATATTTTCCAAATTTACTTTTTTATGGTCCTCCTGGTACAGGTAAAACAACAACCATAATCAATTTAATAAACGCTTATCAAGAGAAACTATATAATAAAAATAAAGATTTAATAATACATTTAAATGCATCAGACGAGAGAGGTATTGATATTATAAGAAATCAGATAAATTATTTTGTAAATTCAAAACCATTATTTAATAATGGTATGAAATTTGTTATATTAGATGAAGTTGATTATATGACAAAAAATGCTCAACAGGCTTTAAGATATTTACTGCAAAATTATACAAGCAATGTTAGATTTTGTCTTATATGCAATTATATAAGCAAAATAGATGAGGGTTTACAAAATGAATTTATAAGATTACGTTTTAATCAACTTCCAAAAGATGAAATAATAAATTTCCTAAATAATATTTCGAAAATGGAAGGTTTAAATTTATCAATTAAAACACTTACATGTATTCAAAAATTATATAAATCAGATATAAGAAGTATGATTAATTTTATACAATCTAATCAAAATTTAGAGTCAGATTCTTTAAATATAATAGATAATGATATATGGGATGAATTACTTAATAAATTAAAAAATAAAGAAAAAATAGATATAATGTATAATTATATTAATACTGTAAGTATTAATTATAATATTG